CGGCTTGACGCTAGATTTTTTGAGATAGCGCGGTGCGTGTTTAGTTCCGCGTTAATAAGTTTCGGAAACGTAGCCTCGACCGTGACAAGTCGCTGTCCGTATGGTGATATACTATCCCGGATAATCCTGGCGCTAATTCGCGTCGGCTCAAAGTCTTTACCGCGTTTTATTTCTTGGATCATAGCTGTATACCGCCTACACCTGGGATTTCCGTTGTCGGTAACTCTGCGTCATCCGTGGCAAGCTCTATTGGCTGGCTGCGCATCATTTGACGTACCGCGCTAACTTCGGGGCCGTGCAACTCATAACAGAATTGGCAGACCCGGAATGTACCAATGCTTTTGTCACCATCTTTCAACTCGACAGAGGAAATTGAAACTTTTTCGTCGCGGCCGGGTATTTCCTGCCCTTCGTGAAATCGACAGATTTGGCAGCGCGCCGCATCTGTGGATTGCAATTGTCGCCGTTCGTCAATGTTTCCGGCGTGTTGATCTGAATTGTCAGTCATGTTTGATCCTTTCGATATGTGAGTGTTCGGGCAACCTAATTCGCCTATGTGCCCTTCGGCATAAACCGGATATGGACAATAAGGACATGCTCCTAAATATATCATTGGTTCCCTGTGATCCTGAGCCTTATTCTTGCGGCTCTGACCGGGCTAGATCAAGAGTTAGGCTCCTGATTCGGTGATTCCCCCCAGGTTTCACCATGAGCTACAAACACAAGAGCCTAGCTCCCGGTCAGGAGCTAGGCTATCGTGACTTGTTAAACAAGTCAAGTTATATTTACATAGCGTCGTATTTTTTCAGCGCCTGTACTTACGATCTTTCATGCGTTTGTTCCACTTTTTCTTTTCCATTATCCGCTCTGCCCGGTGGATTGCCTTGGCAACACCCTTTTTCACGCCTATAAACTCGACAATAAGGTAATTACCTTTCCGCTTGATGACTTTCAGGTATGCATTCTTAAAACAGATGGTATTTTCAAGTGTCACGTTTGGCGCATTGCCATCCGTGGTATCCGCAATTTCCAATACCATAAACGGGTATGTCACCCGGATCACTGCAATTAAACAGTTTCGATACTGGAAACCGTCGCCGGGATAAATCGAGATATACAACGACTGACGCTTTAACATTCCGTCAAGTTTTTCGGTGTCCACGGTTCGGACGGTTCGACCTGCGGCGGTTTGCTCTTGAATCATCGTTTCTGTTTCGTCGGGCACATCCGGGCCGTTGTAACATTCAGGACACTGGCCGTCACTGGTGTCATAAGTGTCCTGCGTGATAGATGCGCCGCAGCCTTCACAATTTACAAGTTTTTCTAAATCAGGCATTGGTTTCATCCTTTCCCGCCTTTTGCATTTTCTTCGCGCCGATCATCTTACCAAAAATGAACGGAGCATATTGACCTAGTGGAATGTTAAGAGTTTCACTGATATACCAAATGATCTTGCACATTAGTTTAATCATTTTGATCCTTTCTTTTGGCAAAGTGGGCAATATACCTTACTGTTGTGCCCGCGTTTTAATTCTTTTTCCTTGGCTTTGTTGCCGTCTTTCCAGACCCGGACAACATCAAAGTCTATGCGTTGCTGGATTGCGGCCGCTAACATTCGGGAGCCATTACCGGCCATGTGTCGTTCATACCTGCGCGCCACGTTAGACGCATAGCCCAGGTAATGACTCGCATGGCCGGCTAGTGGCTGGTATAGGTGGATCAAGTAACAGGGCATCGGTTTCCTTTAGAACGGTAATTCATCCTCGACAGTCAGCGGCGCAAAGATTTCCTGAGCCGTGACAGAAAAATTGCCTTTTGAAAAGGCCGCTATCAGCCTATCCATTGGCGCGTTGACAATGGGTACCGCCGTCGCTTCGTATTCGCGTTCAAGTCTGGCAAGCTCTGCCATAACCTCGTCAACTTCTTCGGGGCTGGTGTATTCGATTGGTTCTCGCATTGTCTTGACTCCTTATGATTCCTAGTTATACCTGAGTTATCGGCCGCTGTCAAGATAACTTTACAACTATTTTTCAGGCTCTTTCTTATTCTTTTTGGCGTGACGTGTAACGATGATAAATCTGTAGTCCCAATTCAAAGGAATCGCGTCAATCTTACAAGAGAACATCGGGTCACCCGTTAAAGAGCTTTCCTGTAACCAAGCTGTACCGATGGTTATCCATCGGCCCTTTTCGTCAGCCTGGGCCACGTTCGCCTTAATGTCATGTGGCTCTTTAGTCATAATACCTCAAACAAGAATCGTTGCGTCAGGATCACTAACAAAGGCCCACAGACATACACCGTTCTGGTACTGCGTATAATAGCGCCATTGCTCAGGTTTGCTACATTGCAGGCTTGCCGCAAGTTTCATGGCCGAAGCCTGAATAGCCATTGCGTATCCGTCGCCGGTCAGCGAAACGGCCTTGTCGGCCGTTCGTTCGTCGCGTGGTAATCCCAGGAATTCGCCTTGCGTCATTATGCTACCTGCCTTTCGCGTTGAAACTCAGGATGTACACCAGCCGCAGACCTGATATGCTTGCAAGCCATGCGGTGATACTTGTAGTTTGCGAAGTCGGGGCACGTGCAAGAGCCGATACGTTGACCACTCTTGGAAACTGTCAGAGTAACCAAATTTTCTGTAGGGCGCATGTGGCCGGTATTCTTGACAAGATATTGACCCTGGCCGACGGGTTTGACATACAATCTGTCTTTGGGTTGACGAAAACGCATACGCGGTTCGCTTAACGGGACTAACTGCGGGTTGTTTCCTTGAATCTTCATAATTTCCTAATCCTTTCGTGCCTGACTTGATAGCCACTATACAGACATTATCGGAGCCTGTCAAGAAAACTTTACAAGAAAAATCAAAAAAAAATAGCGGGCCGCGTTTAACCCGCTATTCCGATATGTTAATTTGATTGGGCCGCTGTCTCTGCGCTCTTATTTCGCGTCAGGGCCGCTACTCAGCTACGCTTTTCACGGCTTATCTGACAGCTAAACAGGCAGCGCAGAGACAGCGGCCCAAATCAAACCAGCCATTCCCACAGTCTTTTTAGCCAGCTAATTAGACTTGTTAGCCGGTCACTGTAGGGACAGGCGCATTTGGATCAACGGCCTTGACCGCGCTTGCGGTCTTGGCGTTTGCGTCTGACAGCGCCTGCGTGTCATCCTTGATTTGCTTCAGCGCAGCCAATAGGGCCGGGTCCGTATCTTCGGCGTCAATTGCGGCCTGAATTGCCGCAGCCTGCGCGCCTGCGTCATTGGTCAGGAAAGTATTCAGCGCGGTTGTCAGGCTGGCCGTGCTGTCAACCAAATCTTGAACGTTCTTACTTAATGCCATGATAATCCTTTCAACTTTCATGTCAATTGTCTCTAACTTGCGTAGTTCCCCAAACATCGGTTCCAGCATATCGAGACGGTTGTTAATACGTTTCAGGTAATCGAATATACCTAGAAACACTTCGGTTTGATTCAACTCAACAGTCATACTTTACACCTTTTCAGGATGTAGGTTTATCGAATCTACCTATATCAGAGCCGGAAACCCTAGTCAAGTTAATTATACGGCAAAAGGTCGATTACTTATGAACAATTCCTGACCCGGTACACAGGCCTTACCGCCTACATTATTCATTCCGTATCGCTTTGTCCATGGCCTGACATGCGCCCATGTGTATAAGTCTCTAATACCCTCTACATCATCGTATGTCATTAGCCAATGATGTTCGCAGGAGCGCAACAGACACGATAGGCGGCCATGGTCGAATTTTTGCAGATGTCCATTGATACCATAGATACCTGCGGCTGACATGTACGGTGGATCAAGATATATAAATACGTCGTCACCTGGGCACGTCAACAACGGTTCGTAATCATCGCAGGTAATGTGTATGTTAGGATATTTCATTGCGACAGCCAAACCATATAGCCTGCCAATACTCGACAGCGTAAACCGCTTGTCAAACGCTTGCTGACTATAGCCGCCACTCTCGATAGTCCCGGAAAAGGTAATCCGATTCAAAACGAAGAAGCGGGCAGCGCGTTCTATCTCATTCAGGGTATTTACGTCGCAATCCTTGTACATCCTAAATAACTCGCGGCCGTCTTTATACTCACGTTTGATTTCATATAATCGAGTAACTAACTGTTTCAGATGATCCATTGCAACCTGAAAATGCGTGGCAAGCTCAGGATTAATATCATTGATCCAATACCGCCCTGCGGCTTCGCTCTGAAGCAAGGATAGGAACACTGACGCGCCGCCTAGAAACGGTTCGCGGTACTCCGTCATAGTTTCCGGGATAAGAGGCAAGATGACCTTTAACGCATGCGCCTTACCACCGGGATAGCGTAACCAGCTTGGCATAGTCTTTACCATAAGTATTTATGTAACCCCTGTACGTAATAATCACTGCCCGGATTTAAAATAACAAGTGTATCCCTTGCGCGTGTCATCGCAACATAAAACTGCCTGATAACTTCGTCTCTGGTATCCTGGGCTATCCAATTATCATAGCCGCGCCTTGACAGGTCAGGTATCACGTATACAACGTCAGACTGCCCGCCCTTGACTGAATGTATCGTACCTATGGTTATTAGGGGCGGTTTCTGTAAGACTTCAGGCCGTCGTTGCTTATAGATCACTTGGCACAGGTATTCATACTTTTTGTAATTGGTTTTCTGTACATTCCGCAAGAACCAGCCGATATGACCGTTGACGCTCTGCATTACATCCCGTTCGTCTAATAACAGGTCTGCCCACTGGCCGCCTGTTATCCGCTTATCAAAATCAATATCTTCGCCTGTATCAAAGATAGCCTCAACCTTTCGCTTTGCGCCGCGCTTCAAAAATTTTGACACGGACATTTGAGAAAGCCAATTCTCTAACTCTGTATTATCCCATAGATCAAGAGACATTAACCTTTTCCAGCCGTCAAGATTATCTTCTAGTCTTGGATTGCCGCGCATCCGTGGCGCAAAGTAGGCCAGCAATGCAGCCACGCCCCGGCCCCTGCCTAGCGGATTCCAGTCGCCGCGTTTGATCCTGTATTCATTATGAAACAATAAGCCGCGCTCCCGTAGCTCAGCCTTTAGCGGGTTAAGCATATAAGCGCAGGATGCAAGGAACATAACCTTTTTGCCTTCGACTATGTATTTTTCAGCGTCGGTCAACGCCTTGCGCATATCCTGAAAGTTTGAATCGCCTAACCATTTCGCATTACCCATTACCGGCTTGCCCTCGTCGTCAACACGTGCCCGGTACTCCTGCGGACTCAACTTCGATAATCCGGCAACCCACTTGTTAGCCACATTCTGTACGGCGACTGGTACACGATACGACTGCGGTAAAACAAACCGTCTATCAGTCGGTATCTTGTCGCTAAAGAATACATCTGGATTGGCACCCTTAAAACTGTAGATACACTGTCTGTCATCCCCGGCAACGATAAGATGCGTTGCGCTGTTACCCCACTTATAGGCAAGCTTACTTTCCAGCGTTGTCAAGTCCTGGGCCTCGTCAACAAAGATTACGTCAGGTCTGCCCGGCGCATACAACACATCACGATAAGCCCGGTCAATCATATCTGTAAAGTCAATGCTATTAGTTGACTTTTTGAATTGCTCCCATAGCCTAGCGAATCCGGCAACGACGGGGTGTAATCGCACATCTTGACACCGTGCCCGGATCAATTGATAAGCCGATAACAATTCGTCACCCTGCCCGTAGTCATCAATTTCCTTCGCTATGTCATCCGCATACGGGTCATCAAGATCATTCTTTGAGCCGCCAATCGCGTACTGTGGATACTCTTCATTCCAGGCGGCCAATAGCTCTTTGTCGGTTTCCACAAGTCGAGGCTTGCCGATGCTACGGAAAGCATGGGCGTGTAGCGTGGCGACCTGTTCCGCTTCTAATGGCAAATCGCGGGTAGTCAGTTCCACAGCGGCGGCACGTGTGAAGGATGTAACCAGTACGCCAGAGCCGCCAAACTTCGCCACGGCTCTGTTAATTTGTTTTGACAGGAAAGTTGTCTTGCCGGTCCCAGGCGGGCCTACAACAACGTAAATTCCATCCGGTTTATTTTCGTAAGCGTACTCGTCACCCTTCGTCATTACATCACCTGTCAAGTTATTTGGACCGCCTATTTAGCGTAATTTCCCGAAACTGCCATTTTTCCAATTTGTCATACACGGCTCTTTTTTGTTCGGCCACAAACAGTTTGCATGCATCCTGAGAGTAATATGCATGTCTGACGGACATAAGAATTTCATTTTCAATAATTTAGTGGCTCGCGGACGTTTAGTAATGTATGCTTTTGCTGTCATACTTGTAATACGAAAAACCCTATAAAGTATGACATAAAGTATGACAAGATTTTCGCCCCGAAACTCTGTGGACATAACACTTACCTAAACTGAAACACGATTTGTAATACGGTAATACGTTTTTTAGACGGAAAATGAAATCCGTTTTTTTTTTTTTGTCCAGAGTTTCATACGTCCCGTGTTTTGTATGACAAGTATTACCAGCCCTCTTTTTCTTCGGTATCGGTTTCCGCGTTCGGATCATCTTCTTTAACGATATTTTTCGGTGTCCACTTGGCGGGCAATGACAGGACACTGACACACTTTGGATTACCGCGTTCGTCTCTGACGGTGTGAACAACTCTTTCCCCGCCGATACGATACAGGAATGTCATTAGCTCAGTCTTGGTTTTCTTGAATCCGAAGGCATGCTTGGCGTATTTCCAGAAACTCAGGGCGGAAATACATATTGCATTGTCGAGATATGCGGGCTGTGCGTGTGCCGCTGCCTGACGATGTTTCATAAGGCTTATCTCGACTGGCAAGAATTCATCAAGGTACTGTTGTAACATTTCCTTAATTTCGCCTAGCTCCGTCATAGATTCGGCTACAGGCCTATCTTCCGCAAGATTCAATAGTTTCTGTGATGTCGGCCACCAAAGATCATCCTTCATACGTGGAACAACATGATTTATGCCGTTTGCAATTTGCCGCCTAAACGCGCTCTGTTCGATAAGGCTTAACACGTCACCCAGGTTGACATACTTGTCACCCGGAAAGTACATAATGAATTGCGGCGGTTGCGTCAAATGTTTTTCTATCTTTTCAATTCGGAAACCAAGGATTGTATAAAGTTGATCTATCAGGATATTATAATCGTCAGCCGGAGCGTGTGCCGCTGTGATCCGTTCGCGGGCCTGACGGTGCACGCTAGCAGCATCAAATATTGTCCGCTGATAATAGTCGATTCTATGCGCAGGATCACCGTACTTACGCCGGTGCGCAATCATCACATTGACTGTTTCTTGATCCGTCAGCCCGTTAACTATGCAGAGATTAGCCAGAGCCATATCATAGGAGCTACGGCTTTGGTCTGGCAGGTCTGACCGCTTGCGCTCCCATGTCTTTTTGAATTTTTTGGAATTGGCTGTAAGGGCTTCGAAAATCGCGGCCCCGATGTCCGCGTTATCGTCTACGGTAATATCTACCCGTTTCCAGGGCGCGTCAATATCAGGCTTTAGCTGCGTTACATTCGAAGCCTGTACACGCGCCTGCGGGCTGGTAGCCTTTTCTTTTGGTAGTTGCGCCCTGAGCGTATCAAGTAATCCCTCAAAGTCTGCGGTCGTATAGCGCTTATCATTGTCGAGATAGCTAATAGCCGCGAGTACTGGGGATTCTGCGATTTTATAATTCAGGGTGCCCGGTATTCGTAAGACCCGTGTTAGATCGTGCACGCTGTCAACATCCCATTTGTTTTTAGCGGCACGCCACTTAAACATGCGCTGCCATACTTCTATCAGCTTGGCAGCCTCTGCCCTTTCTTCGGCCTCGTTATCCCCGGCAAAAGTCCAAAAGTCTTTGAATAGCCAATAGGCATGGATACCGTACCCGCTATGCACAATCATTGATACTGGTAATTCTATGGAATTGACTAACTCTACGGCTGCGTCAATGGTAGGCGGTAGGTTTCCCTTTTTATGTACCCGTTTGTCCGGGTGTGCAACGTCAATATCTAAATGTATACCGCCGATGCCTGCCATAGCATCATGCTTGCCGCGTCCCGAGCGCGGTTTCGTGGCGACGGTAGCCACGCCGAAATACACATCGGTACCGGCTTCTTTTTGTCGAGTGGCGAACGTGGCAGCCTGGGTAATGTCTGCGTAAAAATGTCTTGTGCTGGCCTCTTCGGGGCCTGTTTTATTAAGCTGCCAAATGCAGATTAGATCATTTACAGGTTTGTTACCGAAAATAGCCGACAGGAATTCTAACGCGCTGGTGTTGTCGTTACCATTCATGAATTGTGTCCGAAAACCCGACGCGATTTAGCGCCGTTACCAAGATTCCATGTCAAACGCGGCCGCCTTCGGTTTGATCCTGGGCGGCCGCGCTGTTCTGCTAAAACTCTGCGTATTCTTTAGCGTCACTGTTAGGGCTGGCTTGTGGCGCTTTGTTTTCGGGCTGTGGTGCTGCGGCTTCTGCGGTTGCCGGTGCCTCTTCGGTTTTGACTTCTTTATCCGCTGTCAAGGCGTCAAAGGCGTCATCCTCTTCAAGCAACGGCTGGAATTCGTTATGATATGACAGGGCTGCGACTTTTTCTTCTTCGGTCAGGGGCCGGATAGCCTTGGCTTCAATCGCGCTATACGCGATGTTTTTGTTAGGGCCGCCCATTTCCCGACGCAGGGTAAACGATGTCATGACTTGATGATACTGGAAACGGTTTGACGTAAGGCGTTTGAAGTAATCCTTCATTCCGCGTATCGAGGTTGCGGGAGCGCGCAGAACGACAGGCAGGGTACCATTTTCCAGCATGACAATAAAGAATCGCATATCTCGACAGGCTTTACCGTCGCCCTCTTCGGCTGTGCCAAACTGGTTATGCGGGCATGTCTCACAAACGATGCCGCCCTGGGCGTTACTAACGATGCGCTCTAACTTACCCTCTTCAATCAATTGCAGTTCTTTCCGATTGAAGTTTGACAACGGATCACCGTGACCAAAGATCGTATCGTTACTGCGACACTTGGGCCGCTTGTCCCCGTCAACCTCTTGCCCGAATTTGTAAGGCCACCAGCCCTTACCGTCATTCCATGCCAGAATGACCATGCGTAACTCTTTTGTAGTCGCCGCATCGTCATCAAATAGCGTCGGCAGATTCCATGATATTTGCTGGTTTGGATTCTGCGGCGGCGTCGGCACGGTGATCCTGTCAAGGTCTGCCAGCTTGATACCTTTGACCCCGAAGTTAGCCTTGATTAAATCCTTGATTTGAGCCGCGTTCTCAGGTTTGAAAGCCTCGATTGCCACGTTTGACGGCTTGACCTCTAATGCTTCAGTCGGGACAGGCGCGGCCTCTGTCGAGGCTTTGCCTGCCTTGTTTTTACTTACTGACATAATGTTTTCCTTTCGAATGTGACTTTGTAGCGTCGTGACGTTGTAACAGTGAATCGTTGTATTACGCAACTTGTGATACCGGCTGCGTGTCGGCTGGCTTCGCGTCATACCATGCGCGCCATTTGGTGTACAGAGTTGCCGTGTTAAGCCCCATCAATTTGGCAAAGACAACCATATATTTATCTTTCGGGAAGAAACTACCGCGCTCATAGTTCATGATCGTGGTTCGCGTGGTATCGGCATCGTCTGCCACGTCCTGCATTGGTTTCACCCCGTCAAACTTACTTCGCCATACGTACAGGGGATTCGCAGCAAGCCAATCGTCCTCTGTCGCATAATTTTTTAATTCAGTCTCTTTTGCCATAATCTTTTTACCTCTTCAATTTGTCCTGTCCGGCCCCCGCATTGATACTATCGGTAAGGTATCACGCGAGTTTAGGGCTGTCAAGTTATTTTTACGTAAATTTTGGCAATGCGCGGGCCTTTGTCATGAGGCTACTAATCACGTCAAGACCCTTGCGCAGGGATTCGATTATATCAATGTTAATGGTTTTCGCAGCCGCGAGATAGATATTCAGTACGCTATGCATTTGTCCGGGTCTGTCAAGGCGGCCTTGACTCTGAATGAAATTAATAAGGGAATGATCCGTATTATAATAGATAGCCACGTGTGCCACGTCCTGCAAACCGTCAACGCCTGTCCCGCCTGCGGCAATCTGACAAGCTACCAGATTCGCCTTGCCGCTCTTAAACTTTTCCTGTTCGTCAATCTTGCCGCTAATTTCGCAATACTGGTAGCCCAATTCTTTAGCAATCCTCATAATAGCATCGCTATCAGGATCAAAGGCATAGTATATCAAAAGCGGCGCATGCGGTGGAATCCCGGCCGTCTCTGGTAGCTCCTGAATGATACTTTTTAGGAATTCAGCCCGGCTATCATCAATAAATTCTATGCGTTGTTTCTTTTTGATCCTGTCCGGGCCGGTTCCACAGACGGGGCAGCCGAAGAATAGCTTTTCCTTGTCGGAGTCCGTAAAGTTTGCTTTACAGTCTCGACAGCGGAAACCATCGTCAACACCGATGTATCCGGCTGTGATTTGCTGACAGCGTAGTATCTTCGTTAGGATATTGTCAGCGCTAACCGTTACGTCATCCCTGAGCGCTGCGAAGGCGTCATTTTCCATAGCGTCATAGATGCGCTGCGCGGCCGGCGATAGATCGAAGAAGTATTTTTTGTGACGCATTGGCAGGAGTTTCAAAACAGATTTGTCAACTTCGAATATGTAAGGCGCTAACTTTGACATCATCAAATCAGGATGACGGTAGCCCAGGATTTGTTTGTTATTAAATCCGCCCATAATTAGGTACTCGTCGGAAAACTTCTTAAAGGACGTACCGAATACCCCCGGGTCAATAACTTTCATCTGTCCGAATATGTCAGCGCCTGGGCGGTTGCCCATAAACGTGGCCGTACCTGCGGTCACTTGCTGGCATACGTGTTCTGTAAAATCGGCTAGGTACTTTGATACAACGCTCCCGGAATCCTTAAACATGTGGGACTCGTCAAAGATAACCTGACCTATTGGCTGTTGCATAAGCCACGATGCGAGCGGATCACGCCATACCGATTGGTAGTTAGTCACCAATACGATTAGCTTACCCCCGCCGTGCATAGTCGCGGCCTTCGCCATTTGTAGGTTTCGTTCTGCATTGCCCGCGTTCAAGGCGACACACCAGACGGGTACCGTAGCAAATTCATCAAAGCCACGCGGAAAATTGACGATTGATTTTTTCTTGGTAACGACCAATGTTAATTTAATTTGACGCTTGCAAATCAGGTCAACATAGATTTTGGTTTTGCCGGTCGCTGTCGGCATAAACAAAACCGACGCCTGTTGAGGTAGGATAAAGCGCAAGCCTTCGCCTTGGTGATGCCACGGCGGGCAGTCAGCGCTACACCTGTGCCGCTTGATGTCCTGGGCTTGATCCTGAGCGCGCATAAGAGCCAAGAGGCTTTGGAATCCTTTGTCACCCTGGGCCTTAATATTCTCTTGATGCACGAAAAAATAGAGGGTCCGGGCTGCGCCTGTAGTCTTTGCCATCGTCCATTTTTTTGGCCCTTTTTCCCATCTACAGGACGGTAATGTTTGCAGCTTGGCTTTAAGTGGGAACGTGTCACCACCTAGTATTAAACGCTTGGCACCTGTCGAGACTGTTAGGTTGTACATTATTGTAGTTTCAGCCCTTCAGGAGTGAAACTCATAAGAGAGTGTACCTCGATATAGACATGTCCAATATTACAATCGAATTCGATAACCATAGGGTTTGGTGTACCGCCCATACCTATAGGTTTCCTCTGGTGTATGAAGTTTTCGATATTCCAAAGGTCTACGGGCTTGCCGTCCTTAATTAATAGCCCCTTGCGTGTCTTTTGGTTGACGGCTATAGCGACTTGCCCGGAAAGATTTACCTGTGTCATATTTTCGGTTGCTACCTCTTCAATCGTCGGCTGATTCATGCCAATCATACCGTTAATGTCTAACCACTCTTGCCAATTTGCAATCATAATAAATACCCTTCGCCGAATGTAATAATAGCCTGACACTGTATCACGTCAGATTCGCCTATGTGTATCTCGCGTCTGAAGTGTGTCTTTAGTTCCTGATAGACTTGTTTGCGTGTTAGGATTTCCCGTTGCCAGATAGGATCAATGGCGGCGTGTGCCTTAATGCGCCAATCGCGCAGTTCCTTATTTGCCATTGTGCCAAGGGGCCGCTGCGTGTTGCTATGGCATCCTACGTATGCGTCACAGGCTTTGCATAGCCAGCACATATAAGACTTGCCGAAGTTACGGCCGTATATTGCTTTATTCTCGCACCAGACCGCAGGAGCGCCACAGTAGGGACAATGCATGATCCGTTACCCCGTAAAACCGAAAAGCCTGTCAGGGTAATCCTAACAGGCTTTCGATTGGGCGTCAAGTTATCTTTACGATTACTTCTTGTTCGCGGGGCCGCGTTTGCGTTTGGGCTTGCCAGCGTTGCGCAGGGCGCTTGCGGCGCGGGCTGCGGCGCTGATTTGACCGGCGAACGCCTGACGATTGGCGACGGTGACAATAAACTTGTCAATTACGGCGCGTTCGTCGGTAGGCAGTTCCATGATGACCTGAGCGGTCACGGTCTGGTTTCGCGTAGCATCAAGCAACTTTCCCGCGCTTCCGATTGCCGATGATACTTCGGGTGCAATCTCGACTGGCGGCTTTGCGGCTGGCTGTGCTGCGGCTGTTTCGGTCTGCGCTCCTGCGGTCGCGCCTTTTTGTACTGGTGTTTGGGTTGACATTAGATTCGATTCCTTTCAAATTTGAAAATAGGCAATTGCCATTCATTACTGACAAGCGAAAGACTAACATGTACGCTGTGTACGTGTCAAGATATTTTCACGCTACAATTGAAACATTCCGATTTTTCTTTTCCAAGGCCTTTTTACGGCTGAAAAAGTTATCCCAGGCAATGCGCGACATCTGACGATAGCTTTCCGCGCTGGCTAGATTGCCACATTTTGTACACATCCCGGCATTTTGATCCGCGTTTAGGGCCTGAGTGTACCAGCTTTGCAAATCCTTATCGTCAGCTAATCCGTGATGCGTCATTGTTATTTATCCTCTTCAGAGCCTTCGCCGGCCTCTGTCTCTTCGTCAATCCAGCCTTGATCTATGGTGTACTGGTGTACGTCGCCAAAATTATTCGATATAGCCCGCAGCGTTGCCCGGTGTTCGTTCTCTGTATCGACATCCTCTTGCCATTGATCGTCATCCCTGAGTTTTTCAACTTCGGTTCGAACAAGATCATTTAGCACGTCAGGCGGTAATGCATCAAGCTCCCATGATTCGTGGCCGTGCAAGGCTATGTACCCATTTTCGCCGTGTGCCCGGCTGTCCGTAAGCTTTGTCGGGTTTGGCGGCGGGTTGTACGCTTCGACCTGGGCCATATTAAGGGCCATACGCTCTACCCTAACGTCGGCCATGAATACTTGCATGCGGTCTGTAATGTCGCGTGTCATATCCAGACCTGACGGGTCATGGTCACCAAAATGCAGGATCACAGGTTGTTGACCTGCCTTTAGGTATTGGCGCATACGGAGCGAAGCCCGCCACGCTTCAGACTGTGAGTTGTAACCTTTACATGCAAAGTAAGGAATAAACATTTCCTCACAGACGCGCGCAAAGACTCCCGCGAGCGCTTCTTTCTCTATCCAGACTTCAATACGTACCGGCTGTTTAGCCCACTTATCAATACGAAAAGCCTGGGCGGCCGTGTCGAGGATTGCAGATGGGTTTTTCCATGTGCTAATACTCTGTAGATTGCGTGTGCGGTCCACCAAATGATTCCAGTCAAGCAAACCGGCAAGCCGGGCCTTCGATACCAGCTTGCCAAGGTTGTCATAGCTTTCCTCTTTGTTAGGAATGATATTCTGTGTCACAAGCTGATAATAAAGTTGCCGCAGTGTCATATCATAGCCTTGACCGTGATACCGCTTTAAGATCGTGTCACACTGCTTAATTAGCTCATGACTCGCGGCCCGAAATTTAATGTTTTGATATATTATCTTTGACATTGCGTTTTCGTTTTTCCCCTTTCCAAAGTGTAGATGTCAACAATTTAGTGTTATCGGTCACGTCCCCTATCATTTCCTTGGCTGACTCAAAGTAACCGTGTTTGACATCGGTCTTTGCGCATTGAAGTACATTAATCATCCTGTCAAGACGTGCAATAACAGCGTCAGGATGTATCCTCGTTTTTCTCTCTGCCATATCCGTTACCTTTCAGGCGGCCACGCCTTCGCAGCCGCCGTTCTGTGGAAACCTAAACGTCAACGCCGCCGATGCGCTGACCCTTCGCGCCTTCGGACCTTGACAACTTCGCGTCAGGATGCGACGAATCCACAGACGCGCAAGCGGCGTTTTCGGGGTGTACATATAGCCCGTCAATAGCGTTCGGGTAATGGTGTGATAAGCCCGGCTGGATTATGTGTAACATCATTCCGCAGCTAGAACAGACCGGAATACCGGCTTTCAATTCTACGCCTTCGGGCAGGTCAACATCAGGAGCGGGGCCGCCTATAGCCGCTATGAATTCAGGGCTATCTTCGCCGCGCTTACTCTCTTCAGTTTGTTCGGCGCTGCCATCGTCAGTATGTAAGCCGATAACGATGTCTTTCTTACGATTTTCGGTCAGGGCCCCCGGATGCGCGGCCATGACATTAGGCGGGCAGCCAAGTTTTAACTGCGCTGCGGTCTGCGCATCGTTCGCGCTCAAAATCTGCGTTGTTACATCGTCAACGTATTTCCCCGGTGCATCGTCAACGCGGGTTACTGGCAGGGATTCGGTTATTACTCTCTCTGCGTCTGATATGCCGGTTTCGAAGGCCTGAGCCATAACAGGCTTGCCATGTGCCCGTAGCCAATCCCCGATAACCATGCGGCCCTCTTGCGTATCTATAAACGCATGGATAAGGTCAGCGTTTATCTGGTAGCCGTCAGGTATTCCCGTTAGGGTTTTATCCGTGTTCGCTGTCTGGCTACCGTCTACCGTCTTATCGGTCAGGTTTGATCCAAGTTTCGGCGCGGTAACCTCGATTGCAATTGACGTGTCAGCCTGTACAACCTTGGCAAGGGTTAAGGCGAATTGGAATTGCGCGTCACGGCGGCCAAGCAATGCAAATTCATAGTCAGATGTAAAAACCATAATCCGCGTTTGACTATCAATGATTGACGCCTGAAAATTGAACCGTTCAATTTCCGCGTCAGCAATCGCTTTCAGCCCTGCGATGTATCGACCGTCATTGATACGCGCCATGCGCTTGGCCTCTGTCCGCTGTTTTTCGTTCTTGTACAGCCCATTGTCCGCGATTTCCCCGATTATGGTATCTTCGATACGCTTCAGGGCTTCGCGGGCTTCGTAAACTTTCTGCGCGGCTTTCCATTCGTTAAAAAGGGCTTTGCGCAGCAAGTCCCTTTCCTCAACAATTCTAACTTTAATATCTTGCGATGTCATAGTGTTCCTTTCGGTCAAAATATTTTGACAGCCTGTAACGACTGACAGGGACATATTAACACACGTTTTCAGCGTGTCAAGAAAAAATTACAAAAAATCATCACGGCTATTTATTAATTCTTTAATAGTTCGGATCCGGGCAGACCCGGCCGGCCAGCCGAAATAAACACGTCAACATATCTGTACAATATGTCATCGTGCCTACTTTGGATTGGTGCCCCGTCAGGCGGGTAATGTTTAGGTGGTAGCTTTGCGTGTAGGGACACTCAGGTAGAGGTCGTTAGCGATAAGGCTCAGGCTTTCCCGGATGTCGAGGCCGTCAACGTCAAAGCCTGCGTGTATCCAGCCGTCAACCTGTCGGGCTGTCTCAGTCGAGAATAACTCGACACGTGGGATGTCGCCAAGCATCCGAACGATGCGGCCACGTGTTTCGTCCGGCTTGTGACTGTGATGCGAGACGGGAGCGTAGATTATCTGTTTGACATCCTTGGCTTCGCGCATCGGCGCGCCGCATTTAGCAAGGATCACAATTTCAGCGTTACCATTAGCCCAATAGCCCAGGCCTGAGAACGTGCCGCTAATCATTAATTGATTGGTTGTCGGTACGCCGGTCAGGATTTGACCCTTGGTATAGCTGTCCGATGTCAATAGAGGCTGATTACCAATCATTAATTCGGACATCTGGTAATCCGTCAACTCGACAAGCCTACCAGTCGAATTCAACTTGACCCAAACAAAAGGCACGGTCACAAAGCGCATATCCCAGGCGTCAATCAATTCCAGCGCTTCGGGCAGCTTTGGCAGCGTGGCCCAAATAAACATGGCGCAATCGCGGGATGTAATCTGTTCTACCAGTGGCCCTAAATCCTTTAGGTCTGAAAGCGACATTCGGCCATAGCCCGTGCCGCCACGGGCCGGGTCCCCGGATTGGTCGTTGTCATACTGCCAGGGCGGGTCAATGTATATAACCGGAAAGCGCATAAGCTCCTAACGCGACAGCGGCGCAGTCTTAATAGCCCTGCGCCGCGCCGTTTTACATGGATAGGTAACGGACAGAAAGAGCCTAACACGGATCAATCCCCATGTCCAGATTTTTCTACAAAATCTTTTGCCTTTAAGTGTTCGTCGGTATCATCGTCAGTGTTAGCAATGATGAATTTCGTTAGCGGTACAAAGGTTATCTCAGGAACTTCAAGACCGCCTTTAATCATTTTCTCTTGTAGGCCAAGGATCAAATGATACAGCCGCATTAACTCGTTAACCATTAAATGGTTTGTCGTTCTAACTTCAAATACTTCGGCGCGCAGTCGATCACATTGCGCCTTATAGAAAGTTTCCTTTTCTTGTGACAGCCGCTTGAATTCTTCGCGTAACTGTTCTTTATCCTTCTGTTCTAGCTCTAACACCTTGTCAGCCGTAGCATGTTCTTTTTGCTGCGATTCGCGCTGGTTCTTTCGATTCTCATACCAGACATCTAACAGTTTAATTAGCAGAGCTACCGCACCGCCAATAATACCGCCTGTTACTGCGGGATTATGGGCCACCGCTTCCGATGCTTCGCCGGCCAGCCAAGCCAGGGCAATAATCATAACAATTTTCGCACCCTCAACATGTTGTAAGACGAACGCTGGTACTACTCTATAATGCACGATATAACCTATTCTATCTTGCACATACCAGAGTAATACTGTTAGCTCCCATTTGATAACCGAATACACAGGAATCCCCGAAAAGCGCTGACGGCCAGCACAAAATAAACCGGCACACCCGGCGAGCGCCATTCACTAATCAGAGCCGTATATAACAAGAAAACCCATAAACCACCTTGAATTAATAGAGTCCATTTCCTGAGTCTTGCTGTTCCATGTTCTATGATAGCGATATGAGCGATACCAATTGACATGAATACTATTCCCCATGTGTTCTGTCGGGCCACTGACAGTAATACCATGTAGATATGCGGGCAGCTATGAAACATATCAAAAAATAAAATCCATAATCCTAGCCCTGTCATTATTAGCGCGTTTTGTGTTTCCACGCCTTGCGTACCGTGCATGTATGCACAGACAAATCTATCTAGGAATTTATAAATTTTATTCGCCATTTGAACGCTATTCGACTGAAACGGTTTCCACAGAGGCGCGAGCGCGCTGCCTCTGTGGAAAGATTACCTACTTACCAGCGTCGGTTTTTGCTTTCGCATCAAGCCGGGCTAATTCTGCATGATCGAAGTCATGGCCCTCTTTTGATAGCCTGTCGGCATCAAGCCATGCTTGCTCTGGTGATACGCCGTGGCGCATTTTCCAGTCAATGTACACCTTTTGCGCAGCGACGATGCCATTGATTAATAGCTGTTCATCCTCTGAAATTGTTTGCGCGTTGAATGTCATAGTTATTCGCCATTCCTTTCGATTAATTTCATGCGAAACTCTTCAGCCCGCATGTCAAGCCGCTGTTTGTAATAATAGTCGAATTCGGCTACGATTTTCGCTGTCACCGTTACCGGGCCTATGATTCCGGCTAACCAAGTCTGCACACCCGTCAATCCGACTTCGATTAAACCTATCGCGGTTGTCAATATAGGATCACTGACCCCGATACTGTTAAATAGATTTCCAGCGTCGGTTACGCTGCCAGCGATGAATGTAATCAATTCTTGCTTGTTATTTTGATCTACCGTGCCGAATGTCCGTGCCCGGTCCTTAAAGTGGTCAAGCGATGTCAGTATCTTGTCATGCGTGGTAAGCGCCGCGCGGTACCTGTCATCGGATAGCTTACCTGCCCGGTTCAACGTACCGCAGTACTGAATGAATTGATTCAAGCCGCTATAGGCATCGGCTGTGTATTCCGCTACTGTTTTTGGATTGCAAGCTATCTGCGCGAGCGCAAACATTAGCAATACTGTAATTTGAACAATCGCTAAAATTTTCTTTTTCATGTCTGGTGTCCTTTCAAGTTAGTGAATTAGATGCATCGTAAAAACTGGTTCCAAACCGGCGAACACGCCTTTGATAGCAAGACTACCGCCGATGTGATGAAATACATAAGCCTTTACAAAGTCGCCTGCGGTCAGGTTGTATTCTGTATAGGTATGCATGTAAGTTAGGTCAATTGTCAGCGCTACCGTTCGCCATTCTACAATCGTTGTTGTTCCGTTCAATTGCAGACCAATAATCCTAATAGTCGCGCTGGCTGCATTGTCAAACGCCGCCCTGACGGAAATAGCGTATTTCCCGGTTACGGGAGCGATAAACTTATCAGTGTTCGTTGACGTATCGTGATAAGTATTGGTGTCGTAATCTTCACTGGTAAACAACAGGAAAGTTGTTGTATTGTCAGGTATAGATTGATCCGTATTACGGCTTGCCCTGATACCGCTAAAAGCTGGTGACGTTGCCAGCAAATCCCAAAAACTAGCATTGGGCGGTACGTGATTCGTATGCGCAGCGGTACATATATAAGAATTCGTACCATCTGTAATCGCATCGTTGACGGCGTATGCGGTAGCGCTTGACCATGTGCCGCGCCATACCAGACCTGCGGGGCCGGTTGCCCCGGTTGCTCCCGTTGCACCAGCGGCCCCGGCTGCCCCTGTCGCGCCGGTTGCTCCCGTTGCACCAGCGGCCCCGGCTGCCCCGGTTGCTCCCGTAGCTCCTGTTGCACCGGCCGGCCCTGTCGCGCTGACATCTACCACGCCGCCGCCGATATTTGACACGCTGCCATTAGGAAAGCGTAATGTAGTCGCTGCCAATACCGGGCTGCCGTCAGGCTCAGTTACAGTTAGCCCGGTAAGTTGCCATGTGATCGTGCCCGTTGTCGGATCATAAACAGGCGTTGTATGCGTAGCATCCGGCGCGCCCGTTACTGTGACTCCCGCTATCGAGGTTGCGTTACCTGCGGCGGGCTGCGTATATGTACCGCTTGGTGAATAGGCCGGATTAGACGGCGTTGCGCCTGTACGCGAGACACCACGTACCTGGGCATGATAGCTTGTCAAGCCGTCTCGCGTGGCATAGAGAACAAACGTTAGCGCATTGGCAAGACTCCCATTATCGGTAGTTTCGTTTGCATTGGTGTACACATAAGATGTTGTGATTAGACCTGTCACCGTTCGGAGCAATGTACCGGCTTGATTGTATATCTTCAGTATGTAATTCGCGCCGCCTTCAGGACCTGCAATACTTGTATTAGATTGCGGGATAACTGTACCCTGTCGAGTCCTATCACGATGCGCCCAGGCTATTGTTATATCACCCGTCGCAGGTATTGTTGTCGTTGTTGCGCTGGTATTGATTGTTACGTTACCCGGCGCGTATGGCCTGAGCGCTCTTTGATTAATCGTTCTTGAAAGTAGGGTAGCTGATCCTGCATCAAGTGTTCCCTGTAATGATCTTGATAACAACTTGGCGTATGCCGTTGTACCCGCCGCGAAAGGCAGCAAGCCCCGCGCATCACCATAAGAGAAAAACCAGACTCGCGCCCCTGCGGTAAACGGCTGCGGCGTAGTATCCATAAGACCGCGCCATACATTGCTAAATTGGTAATTCCCACTAACGACGGTAACCGTTTCAAAGCCCAGGATTTCAAATACACCGCTTTGAACGATAAGCATTAGATTTTCGCCATTGCCTATCTGTGTTGACGTGGCATTGATTAATTTATCCAAATCCGTGCTACCGCTACCAGTAACGACAAGAGTACCGCTACTGTCGATAGCGCTTGTGTTCCTTGCGTATGATCCATTCAAGACGCCCGTAGGCGTAAAGGCGTTGTTACTTTGATCCGTGGTAAACTCTGAATTGTCCGGGCTATCAGAAAGATCATACGAATAATTGCCGGCCGGTCTAATTGCCATTGTCCATAGATGCGCCGTGCCGTCACCGCTCAACATGAAAGGTAGCTCCGACAATTGAGTTGTTGCGCTGTCTGCGGCTGGTGTAACTATGGCGGCCTGACCGCTAGTCGGCGGCGCGGCTATGACATTCGCGGTTGAATTAAATACATCTTCGATTCCCTCAATTTCGATAATCGGTTGATCCGTGTCGCCGTATTTGACGGACGTAGCCCGCATCACCATGCCTACGATGCCTCTACCTTGATCGTCAACAATGTCCGGCCAATTCCATTTATATACACCGCCCGGCGTCATTGTATAGCCAGTTCGATTAACCTGTATCGTGTGTTTCGCCAGGGGTGTTGACAAAGAGCGTAAGTCACGCTGCGCAATCTGGGCCGCTGTCGTACCGTTGCTAATTCCGACATGCAGTACGTTACTTGGCACGATACCGCCCTGCGTCTCGACATTCGCAAGATCGTAAGCGTAGGCAGTCTTGCCGCTAAAAGAATCCGTTCTATCTACGTAAGGCAGGGTTATCCAATTGGTCGTATCATTCCATGCGCTACGCGAATAGCCAGCCATTGACAGGATGTTATCTTGATCGAACACGGGCAGCGTACTGACATCGTAATCAGCCCGCGCCGCCTTCAAGACACAAAGCCCTGTCCGCAGGTCAGAATAAAGAATACTATCAGTCAGGGTTAGAATATTGTTAATAACTTCGGAGCATTGCTTTGACGTGTCCCAAAGGCCAGAGAATCCAAAGCCATCATTAAAATACGTATGTGCCGCGCTCAGGAAACTGGCATCATCAATTAATGTAGAATCCATACCAGCGCCGTACAGCGCGTTGCGCATGATGTCATAGATAACCTCTGCGGGATTTGCATCGCCGCTATTGATATTATGATAGGCTCCCGCGCTTGGAATGTTTGACGGTAAGGTTTCTGTTACGAATGACCATGCCGCCACGCTTGTCGAGTTGCCCAGGTAGCCGCTGCCCTTGGCTCTATGCTGTCCTTTGAATATGACATAGCTCCTGTCACGATGCGCAGAATAGTTACCGTATTCACTGACAAGATAGGCGTCTTTACTTGCGGTAGGTAATCCCACATGTACACCAAGATAACCATAGATACCGCCGTTACCGCCGCTGGCTTGATCGTCACCGCCGAATAAACTTTTCTTATCAATTAATATTTCGCTGTCAGTCGTTACGCTCCCGGTCCATGCAACCTTGTCACCGATATTAATCTGCGTCAGCCTGTCGATACGATAACCAAGAGCCATTTCGATACCACAATAGTATCGAAAGCCAATTGTCTGTTTGCCTGTCATTGTCAGTAGTAAGCTCAACTTTTCAATCAAGCCTAGCTTTCTGACAATCGGCTCCGATGAAAAATCGGTAACCGACGTGACATTAGGGGCCTTCATTAACACGGTACCATACGGCCGGGGTATGGCCCTTGACGCGTCTGCGGTAGGAAAATTAAAATCGGAAAGTGACGCGGCCTTTGACGGCGCTACCTTGGGCCTGAATAATTGACCCAATACCGTGCTAATCGAGAACAATAATAAGACTAACCAGAACGGCATAGTTACACCGGGTTTTCCAATCCAGTTTCAAACAAATTCTTAACAGGCACCTTGTCATATCCGGCAAAAGCGCCGCCTGTATCTGTGAACGCGCCAAACTTACCCGCGCAGGTCGAAAACAAGTGGTCACAGCCTGCGTACCCTCTAATAACTTCGCCGCCCTGTAGATCACTAGGAAACGGCGACAGAATTGTTAATGTCGTTGTTGTATGCGCAACAATAAAGCGCCTGTCAATCAAACCGCTTAATAGCACGCGTTCAACCATGCCAGACGTAAACCAGCCGTCAGGCTGGCCCGCCCACTCAGGCGCAGTCAACGTGAATCCGCTTGGCGCTGTGGATAGCGTACCGTCAACTCTAAAGGATGACTTCGGCACAGGACAGAAGCCGTCATATAATACCTTGCTACAGAGCGGCCCGAATGTCTCACGTAGTCCCATTCGATTCAAGAGAATCATTATAGGATCACAGTCTATTGATGTCTTTTTCCCGCCGTACTTACCGTCTCTAACAATCCCTTGCCAAAATACATAATCGTCAGTCGGCGCATCTCTGTGGATTTTGTAGACGGTAAGAAACATGGTTGTAGCCGGTACAAACGATACGAACATACGCGGAATAATCCAATCCTTACCCGCGCTGATAACAACACGCTGCGCATTGACTTCTTTTGATTGCGATGTACCGGCCATCTTTAACCCAGGCTCAGGCGCGTAATCTTCAGAAAGAAGCGTAAAAGTATCGTCAGCGTCAGTAAAGCGCCAAGAATTCGTACCAATACTGAAGCGGTATAGAAAAACCGGCTTGCCGCTTCGGGAACTAATTTCCAGTGTATTGAATGACATTAGATACCCATATCCAAAAGGTCAGCGGTAGCAAATTGAGTCAAGCTAACATTGCCGCTCTGCCATGAGATTTCCACGGCATCGGCGGCTTGGCGCGACGGGATTAGAAACGATACGCGCTGTACGGTGTTTGCCGGAATAACAACGCCAAATGTCGAATCGAGGCTTAAAGTCTCCGTTCCGTCGCCGTTGTCGCCTGCGCTTGTGATCCGTCTAAAATACAACGTGCCAGCCAGGGTTTGTAACATAATATCCCTGCGGCTTGCTATTGGCACGCCGTCAATCATGTACAGGTCTGAATAACCAATTTTATTAACAACAATCGAATTGTCTGTGTTGCCGATGTCCTGGGACACTTCGAAATCATGTGCCCATGTGGGATACCAAAAAGCGCCATAGCGACCCTTGCGCGAGTTAAGCCAGGCGAACAGGTCAGCGCTGTCTTGATGGTTTCCACAGAGCCAGGCGAATTCGTTTTGAGTGTGCGGGGCCGGGTTGACCGCATCCTGACTGAAGTAGCCTATGTTCGCGTCGTACCGTTCTACAGGTCGATTAATTTCAAAGGCATGTGTGTCATTGTAAAAATTCGGTTTCAATAACACGTGTAAGCCCCTGTACGTGGTTCGCGCTCCCGCCACAAGTCGATTAGTACTAAAGGCGTTAACCAGCAATTCAAACGTGACCGGCACGGCATCAAGGTCTATGGTATGCTTTGTGCCCTGTATCTGTGGTGTGATGTAGCCCAGGCGCGCAGGCATTACGATTGTGCGCAGGGCCGGCCAGTCATTAGCTAAATTAACCGTCGCCGTTACGGTGCCCGAATCCATGCTGTCAATCTGTAATAACTCATAGTTATCTTGATCCTGCCAAAGCATGACATAATTCCCTGGGTCATAATCAAAATAGGTTGTGGGGATTGTGATGACAGGCTGACCCGCAGCCGCTGTTACGGGTAACCGTATTGCGTCGGTCCAAATCGGCACAGCAAAAACTCGATTCTGCCAGCCTGACATAAGAGCATGAAACAACGCCCTGACGCGTGCCGCATTGGTCGTACTACTCGCAAGCAAGAAAGCGTACTGCAAAGTCCGACGCGGAACAGCCCGCATCATAATAGCTTGCTCAACACCGCTGACAGCCTCTAAAATATTGTTGCGCCATGTCAATCTCTCGACAACGGCGCTCCCGGTTGCGTCGTCCCAATTATGCGCGAACGGTACAGCCAGTACACGCTTGCCGTTAACAAATAAGAAAAAGTCGCCAAGGGTAGCGAAAGTAATCGTAAAGAAACCATCAAATGACGGCGGGCCGGCCGTGCCTACCGTCAATAGATGAAAACGCGACACATGCGCCGCGTAGACTTCGGGTGTTGTAATGTCGAGGCTGTTACCCTCTTCATCTGTGCTGGTAACACCTGTGATCGTCTGCGATGTCAGAAAACCATTCCAGATTTCAACGGAGCGTACCTGACGGCTGACAAGGTTACCCGCATTGATCTGGCTTGGTATGATATGGATTCGATTGTACCAAAGGTCTGTAAAGTCGCCTGTCAGGAATCCGTCATGATCTACAGGCGTCGGCCCTGTCGGTTCTACGTCGGTAACGGGTCCGAACAGTTCCCGCCCTGTCAGGGCAAGCCGGCCCGTAAAGTTATTAATCGTGCCAGCCTCGATTGACGGCGTGGTTGTAGTGAAATGGGTAATTGGAGTCGCTACGCTTGTATTATAGCCCGTATGTGATGCCATTAATTTTTCTTGATTGCAAAGCCCTGCCAGCCTGTAGCGCCTGTAACATTGGTCGTGCCTGACGTTGTTTTAAGGCGAAATGGAAATACTACATATTGATCCGTACTAATCGTTAAGGTTTGCCCAGGTACAAGATTTTTCATATTGCACATGAAAACATCCGTCATATAGCCTTCGATTGAAATATTAGTCGTCCGGTTCCAGTTTCCCGCACCTGCCCGGCACATATACAATTCAATCGGTATTAAGACTGCCTGACTATTAAAACCGTTCGGCGAATTCATATTACAAGCGCCGTTTTTATTGAATCCGTCAAAAAACTTCGCCGTACTAGGATTCATTGTTAATGTCGCATCTGACGCCATCCAATTAGTTATACCGTCACATTCCGCGTACATAAAGCCATTCGGGTTGCCGTCAGTATTATTTGTACCGTACTGCGAACGACCGCACATAGTCGAGTGGACAGACCCCGTGTCATTACTCTTGCAATCTCTCGCGCCAAAAACCAGTATACCGCCTGTCCATGCTCCCTTCTTCGTCGGTTTGCCGAATCCAAGCCATTGATACTGACCCGTCGTATATTCGACAACGCAGTAAATCATACTACTACGCGCAAATAAATGATAGGTAGGAAAGGCCCCGGATGCCACTAATCCGACAGCAACGCGATTAGGAGCGCCGCCACTAATGAGGGCCGCTCCCGGCTGCGCATACCATGCAGACGCGCCGCTGTAACCCGTGCTACCATTCATCGCTAGGCCTGTAATGCTTGGCGCGCTTGGCTGTGAGGCTTCGGCGACTAATGATCTAAAATTAACAAAAACATCGCTACTTAATTGCAGATGTAGGCGGAAGCCCGCGCCTTCAGCTACAAACGAATTATTAGTCCATCCGTTCGTTACGGCAAACGCTCTTATCTTGTCGATTAGATCATTAACGCCTGTCGTCGCGCCTGTTTCATAAATTGCCATTGTGTTACCTTATTGCTGATAGAAAGCCGTGCCAGTTCGAAGAAACCTAACAAAAGAGTATACCACATTCTGAAATTCGTAATCGCTAGGCGCGTCATCACCGTTACAGGTTATTATGACCTTTGTTTCTATCCCGTCAACCCTGCGCAGAATTGCCACACAGCTATTAGTCCTAATCGGCATCGCGCCCGTGCCCGTCTCTGCAAACCATGCTGCAATAGCGGCCTCTGACGGAATATCAGCAACCGACGCAACTAATTTCGAATCAAATATTGTATGGCCGCCGCCCTCGACAATATCAATTAATCTCTGTCTGTATTGCGCGGGTGTCATTTTATTCATCTTTTAATGCGTAAAATAGATTCGTCCTGAAAGTATCTTGAAATACTATCCAAGTATCCGCATTTTCATCTGTAATAGTATCTTCACTGGCAATACCCGGCATATTCAAGAGTGTGCGAACATTCGTAAAGATTCCATATATATCCGGGGTGTCAGAGCGCAAAACACGTAATGGCAATAGCGGGTAGTCGCCGTTCTGACTCTTTACGATATTAGCCAGCCCGACTACACTACCCGGTGTTGTTTCTGTTAGATTCTCGACAAGAGGCCATACACCAGAGTAAAGCGTATTAAATGTTGTAGGATCACCGATACCAGCCACGCTAACCGAATTATTTAATATCCGTTTCCAAACTCCCGCAGGATCACGAATCATTAATGTAGAGTCAGCCCCGGCACCCGACATACTGCAATAACAAGCTATCATCTGGCTTGACGTGTCAGAAAATCTTGGCAGGTTAAAAGACACGTCGGTAATATTGCAACCGCCGATTACCAAAGGATAAGGATACTGACCCGGTGTACCATTGATTTCCAGATAACCAAGATAGGCATGCATGTATACGGTTTGTACTTTCGCAACAATTCGTATCTCTGACCCTGTACAATAGAACCAATAGGGAATAGTATCATTTTGCAGTGGCAAGCCCGGTAATCTGGCTATGGCCGCTCCCGGCTGTAAATAAAAGCCGTCACCGTTGACATAGGCTGTGTAGCCATTAAAAACCAGCCCGTACACGTCAATCCCCGTTAAAACATTTTTGGTAATCCCGACATAGATAGCATCGGAGCCGGTACCGCTGCCAGCTAGGATCACATAGCCCGCTGTACCTGACCGGGAATCCTCTGTCAATGTCCATCCATGCGCAGTGACAAACGTAATCAGCTTGTCAAGAAAATCTGAATAGTCGGTAGCTGTACCTGTAGTCTTTGCCATTGTATTACGCCTGACTGAGCCTTGTATTGATTGCTCCCGGGTTCTGTTCAATAAAATTAAGCATTGCTTGCTTGCCGTCGCCGCTGGTAAGATAATTCGCCAAAAGATCATTAGGCAATACGTTAATAATCTTGGTATGCGTGACTTGCCCGCGTGACGAAATAGGCCCGCCTGATATGCCGCCGCCTACGTTAACATTTCGTGACGGCGCTATGTTTGCATTGATTGAATGTAGCAATGCCAAGTTTTGACTTGTAGCCTGAGCGTTGACAATGTATTCCCCGTCAGATATTGGAACAAGGTTATTATCTATGCCACCTTGACCGCGAAACAGGCCGCCTGTCGCAAAACCACCGCCGCCGGCCGTACCAAGTAAGCCCGACAGAAAACCGCCCACACCACCAGCCCCTGAGCTACCGCCAAAGGCTGCCATAGCTATTCTTGTCAGAATGATCTTTTCCAGAATGTCAGTGAATACTTTGAACACCCCGGCCCCGAAGTCGAGGAAAGCTTGCTTTGCTGTATGCGCCCCATCTGTCAATTCACTTAAAGCATTGCCGATGACACTAACAAACCCCTGATTAAACGCCTTGCCTACATTATCCGTCTGGTTACTCAACTCCGATAATGATTGACGGGCCTTGTCAACGTATTGTTGCAGGTCTGTATTGCCCGTCGCCTTCGCAATCGCTTCAAGCTGATTTAACAGAACGTTGACAGCCGCGCTGTACTCTTTGATATGCTGCATGCGTAACTCATGCGCATCTTTGTCCGACAGGGTGCCCTTGGTTACCTGTTCGGTTATCTTGGCCTCGTCAGTCTCGCGCAACGCGCCCAATGCTTCGATTTGTTTTTGCAGCGTGGCTACATTGCGCGCTACGCCCTCGACTTTCCAATTAGCCAAGCCTATTCTAACTTTTTCAATTGCGGCGACTAACGCAGGATCACCAATTTGTTTTGCGACGGCCGACATTCGATCTAACAAGGTAAACGCGGCCGCATTGGCCGTAGCCTCAAAATCAGATAATTCCTTATCCGCCTGGGTCCGGCTTTTGAGTCCCTGTAGTACCTGCGTATTTAACCGCTCTGATACGGCGCTCCGTTCGTCCTCTATAATCTTTTCCTGTTTTTGCAGGTCATTGTATTGCGCTTGAAGTTTTAACAGGCTAATAAGATTCTGCGTTTTCTTCAGGTCTGTATCGTTGCCCGTCTCTTTGGCCCGCGCCTGGGCCTGTGTTAATTGATCCTTGAATTGATCGTCAATCTTATTTTCAGCGGCCTGTAGTGTGTGACCCTGTAACGTTAAAATCTCTTCGTCAACTTGTCTTAACGTCTTTAGGTAGGCTTCGGCCGCTTTCTGTGATTCAAAAGAAGCGTTTTTAGAGATTTGCCCGCGCTGATTTTCCAATTGCGCTATCTTCGCATTGGTATTTACTATTTCACCCTGTACCCGCAACCGCGCCGGTTCGCCTTTTGTGGAATCGAGGCGCTTTTGCTCAATTTCAAGTAACTTTCGTTGTTGAGTTAATTGGACATCAATATCCGCGAGTTGCAGCGCTTCAAGATCGTGATAATACTTGGTTGCGGTAACTTTATTAAGGTCATAATGCTGTTTAAGATCGTTCTCTTGATCCTTCAATGCATCACGCTGCGCCTGTGTCGAGGCTGCCAATTGAGCCTTTTCTAAATCCTCTTGCGCCTTGGCTAATTGGTCGGCTTGACTCTTTTTGTTAGGGGCCGGCGAACCGCCCTTAAAAGTTGACGAGGGTTTTGGTTTCCCTGTCGGATTCGTGGCCGGTGTGCTAAACAATGCAAACATGGCCTCAAAACCTGTAGGCGGCGTTTGGAGTGAAGCCATAGCCCTGTTCCATTGATGCGCAAAATCATCTACCGCAACACCAGCCTGTTTAGCCGCGCTAGTTAATGAATCTATTGCACCTTTCAGGTCCCCAGTAAAGAATTTGGTAACTCCGATACCTAACTCGACAATACCCTTGCCGACATCATACACAGCCTTGTAGAAGCCTATAACAACCTCTATATAAGCCTCTGTCGCAATGCCTAATAGCTGGATCACCCCGATTAGACCAAATATCAGAGCCAGGATGTATTTAATGACTTCGCCGATGTCGGCCCCGACGTTGCTAACCTGACCGGGTGTATTCTGAATTAGATTGCTTAAATTAACTCCTAACGTAGTCAAGACAGGTAAGAGTTGCGAACCGACTTCATTCCTAACGCCTACAAGCGCGCCTTCAAGATCATCCATACTAACCTTGAAGTCATGGGCGGCCTTCGCATCGTTGTCACTGATAACAGCGCCTAAAGCCTCTGCCTTTTGTTTGAATTCTTCAAAATTACCGTTTGCCTCTTGGATAATCGGTATCAGGTCAGCGCCGCTACGGCCTGCCAGTTTCATGGCCGCATCTACCTGTTGCGCTCCCGGCGGTAACTTACTAATCGTCGTAAATAGCTGTTGCAACGCATTGTCGCTACTAGCCGCCGCTGACCTCGTATCAATGCCAAGTTGACCGAATGAATACGCAAGAGCCTTGTTACCGGCTGCGGCCTCATTAGCATTTTTGATATATCTATCGAAAGCGGGTAAAGACTTGTCAATTGTTGACCCGGCCTCTTTGGCAGCGAAAGCCAAAGTAGAAACATTACTAGCCGATAATCCTGACTTTTGAGATAGTTCATAGATTTTATCCCCGGCACCCTCAAAAGATTTAGCCACGGCCACGCCAATACCGACAATCAAACCTAAAACAACCAAAAGGCCGCCAGCCGCTACCGTCGCAGCCGTCATAGCTGTACCCGCAAGGGTTACCCCTGCGGCTTCTTCGGCTTCTGCGGCTGCGACTTCGCCTGACGTAACCGCTACCCTGCCCTGAGCTATTGCAAGAGCGTTTTCCGCGTCTACCAATGCTAAAGTCTGTTCTTCAAGGAAAAGCCTAGCCGCAGCTAATTCAAGCTCTAAAACACTGACCTCTTCAAGTGTAACGCCTTCTATTGCGTATTGAGCCTCTAAATCAGCCTCAATTGCTACGACTTCGGCGCTTGAAGCCTTTGTACTTGCCCGCGCCTCTGCCAAGGCTAATTCAGCCGCCGCTAATTCGGCTGTGGCAGCCGCCGCTGCCTGTTCCTGTACAACCATTGCCTCTAACGTAGGTAAGACGCTTGCGGTACTAGCCCCAAACAAATTCGATACTGCTATAGCTCTTTCTTCGGCATCCGGGATATTGGCAAGCTCCCGCACAAATTGACGCAACGCGACTTCAGGCGCAGCCAAGGCCGCTGACGCTTCAATACCAAAAGCCTTAATTAGTTGAGTGTTTACTAGGCCCTCTTGTGCCTTGGCGGCCTGCCCTAACACAGACGAAAAACGCTTGACAACCTGTTCGGCTCTCGCGCTTTCCACAGCGATAGCGGCGATTCCTGCGGCCGGCCCGCTGCCACTTGACACGCCGAAAGACTCCCGGAAACCATAGCTCAGGGTCCGCAGAGCGCCGAAAAGGTTACCTGACAAGGCCTGTTGTATGGCAAGCCCGAATGATCCGACATTACGCGCCAGGACCGAAAAATCCGCGCTGGCATCCTTGACATTGCCACGTACCTTAACCATTCCAGCGCTGGCCTGTGTCGAGGCTGTGCTAATACCTGTCAATGAAGTTTGCGCAGTGGTTCCTAGCGATTGTATTTCGCTTTTAACGTTGCGTATCTCTACGCCTGCGGCTTTGAATGTATTCGTGAGTTGTGTAACCGAACCGCCAATAGTCGATAGTTTCTGTATTTCGGTGGACAGGGCCTTAACTTCGGCAAGGCCCTGTACTATCGCTTTGATGTCTATTCTTACACTGTCACCGCTATCGTTTCCCATGTAGTTTTTTCGCTAACTCAGGATTGTTTTGCAGTTCTCTCGCGGCCCACTCTTTCATTTCGTTTTCATTAGCATTTTCAACTATCGGAGTCGCTAAAAAGCCACCGCCAAGTAACCGCTCTAATTCCTGGGTACTCAACATTGGTTTGTGTTCACCTAATAGGATGCTGGCTATTTCCCGTCTGTCTTTCGCTGTCCCGCCGAAGGCCACGGCGGTTACGTTCATTAATAATACCATGTTTTCCGCGCTTACATATTCGGCCGCTCTGGTAAAGGCGTCAATCTGTAAATATGTCATCCGCAGTATGTCAGCATAAGCATGGCCGACTTGTAACAGGGTATTGACCTGTTTGGCGTAATAATTTAGTTGACCGGCGCTGACATTTGTCTTGCCTGACTCATTACTTGCCCTAGCTCTTTTGATCCGGTCACGATTTTTGGTAATAGCCATTGGACAAAAAAATTGACGTTAACCTCGATTACCGCCATAATTATGTCTATAGCCTCTTCGTACACGTGACTAAAGTATGTCACAGGTTTATCAATGGCGAACGCTAAAAATTCATAGATCATCTTGCCCGAATCACCGATTAGCGCTGCCATAATCTGACCCTTGTCAATATCAATAAAACTAGAATCGCCGCCGGCCTCTGTGATCTTTGCGGCTTTTTCTTCCCATTGCTCAGGCGACATATTAAGATCAAAGCCAAGCAACGGAGCAAGACGAACAATGTAAATAAAGCCTTCGCGCCATTTCAGAAACGGCATGGCCTCTATGGTTAATACTTCGTATGGCTTATATTCCGTACCGATAAGCTTTTCAGCTACTTCGCGGGGCTGCCTTACTTTCACTTGCTTGCGCATCGGGAATAGCGCGTCAAGGTCTGAAACATTGTTAAATTTGCCGGTGTCTATGCTGGTGTCTGTCAATTTGAATGTCCTTTCGTGTCCAAAAATACTAACAAAAAAGCGCCTTGCCCACTTTCCACTTACCGCAGGCAAGACGCTGTTAGTTGTTGTTGCGCTGCGGTTAGTTGTCGATATAGATCAATTGGCCGATTGCGCCGCCTGCGGCTGTGAAACTCTTAAACGGGTCCACCAGCGCAGAGCCTTTAAGCTGGCCGTCAGCGACCGTATCACCGATAAGAGCCAGGGCCGCAGCCGGATCAAATGTAACATTGTACAAGTCGAGTACAAAGCGCTTGTATGATCCATCGGTATTGATTGCTGCGGTATTGACTGCCAGGAACCGTAACCATCGTTGCGGCGGCGGCGTAGTCAGGATGTCAACCGACTTCTGCCCGGTAGTCTTTGTGTACGCGGCTTTGATCGGGCCAGTAAACGCAGACCAATTATTTACCAGCGTAATCAAACCGTACCGCAGGTTAACGGTGTAATCCGTGCCAAGCGCTAACGTAACCGGGCTGCCCGCGCTGTCGGTTAATATTAAACTGGTGATGTCAACATTTTTCAATCCATAGCTCTGCCCGATTGCAAAACCCGTTGTTATACCGCCCCCAATCTGTTCACTTGAGACGCTACCCGCGCCAAGTGAATTAACATTGCCATGCATTAGGAGCGCGTAGTTTGTCGCTAAAAACTCCTGTACATTCATTGTCAGTTCGGCCTTTTTCTCAGTGACAAGGCGCAAATCAACAACACGAAAACCGCTTGTACTTTCCTTGTGTTCGACCGTTGTTACTGCTAACTGTAACTCAAATTGAGGTACATTGCCAAGCGCTTTGAAATCGAGGAAATTACCCGCCGCGTCTCTCTGCGCTTGGTAAACCAGACCCTGCCCGGATAAGTAAGTTGACATAGTTTATTCCTTTCGTCAGTGAATTGCTGTTACCAGCGCAAACAATTACTTGCCAATATCATCTTTGTTGCCAGCAACGCCAATTTTATTGTCAAGCGCCCATCTGTATTCGGCAGGATCAAGCGCGATTGTCTGACCGGCCTCATAATCGACACTTGCATGCGTGTGATCCTGGGATAACTTCAAGGGTAACCCCGCGCTCTGCGCGCTCTGACCCTGCGCAGCGTTGTGTTGCTGTGCCACATCGGGAACGCCCAAACTCGTAGCCGGTACACTCTTTGGTTGCTCTACCAGCGGTTCGGCTGCGGCCGCTGTCTTATTAGAATCCTGTACTTGGTCGTTTGTCTTGCTATCGGTTGTCATCGTAATAATTCCTTTCACGCCTTGGCGACATAATCAAAATTGAAAGGCAATGTAGCCGCTGCAACGTGTAACTGTCCCGCGTCACCCATTGGCACGGTTACGATTGCCTGAAACTTAACAGTCTCATGTCGAAAGTTTGACCAATCCAAATTAAGACGCGGGGATGCCGCAATTGCCCGTTTTACCGCGTCACGTTCGGCGCGGTTGTCTAATTCGCTGTTGTCCGCGTCTGTCCCGTTTTCTAGTTGCTGTATTTGGTAGACCTTAACAATACCCTCGACATGTATCTTATAATCTGTATTTGGGGCTGGATCACTACTCGATAAGCCGGGCAGCCCCATCATTTGTCTTGTCCAATCCTGCGGTACCTGTTTTTCGCCGTCTTTCGACCTGACATAGCTTTCAATCCAGCTTTGCATGGTCAACACCCAGGCATGCACCTTTTTATTGTCATTGGGAGCCTGCATCATATCTACAGCCTCACTTGGCTTAAAGCCAAGTATCCAGCGCGGTATGATCTTGGCTTTAATCGGGCCGCCGCTGACCTGTGTAGCCTGTATGACAGCCGCGCAAGCTGAAATTACGTCTGTCTCTGTAGGTACATTAATCATTAGAGGCCCGTAGTCCTAATCAGTACCTGTTCAAAGGTTTCATGTATAAACGGTCTGGTTTCAGCCAGGCCTTTTTCAAATGCATGTTTTCCCTCGATACCACGTCTGACAATCTCTTTTCCAATAGCAAAAGCCAAACTTTTAAGCGCAAACTCTTCAGTCGGTACAATACCTTTATTTTTTGCCCATGCCACTAAAACGTCAATCGGCACCCATCCGCGATTAGGCGCATTGTGGACAAACCTGACAGTCTGCGTTCGATTCCAATTGACAGCAAAAGCGAAAGAACGCAACGTCTTTTCAGGGTCCGGCCTGATACCGTGCCTTTTGATCCAATTAATAATCTTGTCACTGGGCGGCATCTTACCGCCCGGCGGCCGGCCGTGTTCGTACCAATACATATTAGGCCATGTGCTAAAAACGCTGCCTGTCACTTCATTGAAGATTGAACCATAGCCACTTTGATTGACAACCCCGACAACAGTTTGCGCAAGGTCACCGTCAGGTATATTAGCCTGTACATTCCTTACCAGAGCATCAATGACTGTTTGCATATCTCGCGCAATGTTATCCGTAACAATGTTTGTCAGGTTAAAAACATTACGAGTATCAAACGTTACGTTGTATTCAAAACTAATCATAGCGTAATCGGAATGTCTCGACTGTATTCAATCTCAAAAATCCATTGGTTAGGCGTTGACCCGTCAAAAGGGGTGTTGCCTATCTTCTTATACAAAATATTCGCAATCTGAAGCGCAACCGCATCACGGCAGATTTCCACAGTGACCGGTGGAAGAATCAGCACGTCTATGAACCGTGTCAGGCTGCCCGCCGTAGGATCAACAGGCTTGCGACCGCGCCAGCCGTTAACCAGGCCGCCAGAAACCAAGCTGACATAGCCGCCGTCATTGCCAAGCCCTAACAATCCTAATTTCGCGTTGCCAAAGAGGGCCTTGCGTTCAAGTCGGTATTGTATTGCAAAGAGCCGTGTCGTCTTGACTAAATAGCCGGTGCCCATTGTCAGTACCTTGTAATCGGAGCCAAAAACGGCTGATTATAAAAAATGCAGGTAGATAAGTGTACCCCGTAACAGCCACACGCGGCCATGCGTATCGCGGTTGCCATATCGCTTGGTTTTGTGCCCATGATCGTCAGCGGAACAGGCTCAAACATGGTAAACAAAGCGAATTCCATTTCATTCTTAAAGTTGTCTGGCATGTTCCAATTGACAGAACTATTAATAGCTGCCACGTCGGAACCGATTTCATCAAGATTAGTCAGAACGGCTTTTAGGACCGCAGCGTTAATACCTACCTGGGCCGCAATCTTCGTCTGCAAATTCGGGTAGCCGCCGCTGCGGCCTGTGTCATATAGATACTTCTTCAAATTCACAAACAAAATTGCTTGATCGTTTGTGCTCAGGCTGCCCGTGGTAGGCGGTACAAGCCCTGCGGCGGCATCCGTAATTTGCTGTGGCGTCGGCATTGTCTTTACGCTTTCAATCCAGCCAGGGAGTCGAGTAATTCATCCTTACTCATGCTACTGTAACCGACGATTTTGTTTTCCTGCGCTGCGATAATCAAGTCAGCTTTAGTAAATTCTGACATTTCAGCGCGTGACATCCTTTGAGGGTCAACTTTTCCGGTTTTATCATCCCGGCCGACAGGATTTGAGGCAAAATCCTCTAATTCCGGTTCATCCTCACGAAGTGTATCTTGTACGCCGTGGTTTCCCTTATCGTACTCTGTTACTTCGGCCGGCGTGGCTTCACGTATCGCGCCAAGCCTTGCCAGCCTGTCAAGGTTAATATTTTCCGGGAGCCTGTCGAGGGTGATTATATTCAAATGTTCAACGCCGCCCGGTATGTGATCCTGCATTAATTCATCTTCGGTAGGAGTAAACCCGCCGATGTGATGCATGACTCTATACCGCGTTGTAGAGTTTCGGTCAAGTTTTACTGTCTGTTTAACTGCCATTCTATTTATCCTTTCAATCTGTCAAATTATTTTAACGGAGCCGCCCGACACCAGCGCTAAACGGCCCCGCCTAATGACGTGCCTGTCCCTTCTACACGTTCATTAAGACCATGGCCGACGGGTAGAACAAGACCGGCCCGCCGTTGTGGCCGTCATGGACTTCGATTTCACGCGGTACCCGTTTGTCGCCGTGATCTACTATCTTTTGATATGCTCCCGGTGCGAATCCAGGGTTATTGACATTGCGGGTCATTAAGTATTCGCCAATCTGGCCGCCGTCAGTACGTATACCAGTGACGAGGACTTTGCCAGTCGCAATGAACAATTGAAAAGTATGCGAATCGTCAAGATAGCCTTCGTCATAAACGACTATCTGCGGCAAGCCTTCATTCAGCAAGATTGTGTTAATTTCACTGATAGACAGCGGCGACAGCAAGCCGGTAACGCGGCGGCCTGCGATGTCGTTAGCGTTCGTGTTACTCAACATCCGATTAAGAGTAACCCTCGACATGATAGCTTTGGAATTCGCGCCAAAGCTAACACCCTTGCCACGGCCTAATAATTGGATGTCACGAAAATTTGACAGCGGTACGGCTGTCGCAAACGTTGACCATGCGATAGCGGCCGTGTATGTCTGCAATGAATATGTATCGGTATGTAATACCGCGCCGTTAACACTCGATACCGCGAATGTTCCCGTAGTCAAGAGTATCCAGCCAAGATACTCGATTCGATCATAGCGACGGGCTAAAAGACGGTCCTGCCGTCTCATAACCAAATCGGAAATGTCAATACTCGCATCGGTCAGGTCACCCCACTTGCGGCGTACCGTCATTTCCTTTTCGTCAACTACCATGTGTTCGCCGTACACGCCCGGTTCCATTACGAACCGTTTCCCGCCTACGTGTTGCACGCGTGGCGGCTGGCCATTCAGGCCGCGAACCTGTTGTAGGCCGGTGTAATCGTCCTCTTGCTCCCATTCCAAATTATGAGAGTCTATAGTCGCAATCGGCAAGATCGTAAAGATATAGCGGCGCGCTTCCAGATTTGGCGCTTTGACAGCCGCTATTACCCTTAACGTCCGATTTGTCGGGTATACCAGAGACATTGCCATAGTGTTTTACCTTTCGTTAAGAAGTTTCTGCGATTGTCACCGCATTAAGTTAAATGCAGGATTCCGTTATCCGGGGTCCCGCTTTCCAGCCTGCCAAGAGCCGCAATGATAGCTGTGTCACCTAACACCAGCGCAGGCGCAGTATCGCTCCCGCCTGTCAAGGGTGTTGCCGCCATTGCAATAACAACACCAGCGCCGGTATCCGCGCCAGCGTTCGCCACGGTCACCAGCGCCGCCGCCTGTGGATTGGCTGCGATAGCCGCCGCGATTTGTGCGGACGTAGAAGTAATGACGCTACTGCCATCGGTTGCCAAATTGACAGTAATCGCCTGACCTGTCACGCTGATAGACAACGGAGCATTGGCCGCCGCAGGATCAACGTAACGAATCGTTGTCGAGTTGCCAGCAACGCCGCTTGACACTGACGAATACTTCAAATCATTATTCGCGCCTGCCAGGGCTGTTGTCAGCGTGGCTACGGGGATAATTCCCTTCAAATCGGTTGTCAGGAACTTGCCTTGCGTATAAGCGCTGGTGTAGAATTCGCCTACGCCAATTTCATTGGCAATCTGGCTGCCTAAAAAGATATTGCCGGTCAGGTCAACGGCGCAATCATATTCAAGCAACATTTTTGCATTGGCAGCGACAGCCAGGGACCGAAACGTACCCTTTACGGCCGTTTCTTCTAAAATCTGCCCGGACTTGTAGATACCCTGTACCAGCTTAATCGCTGACTGTTGACTACCGCCGGGTGTCGGATATATCGGGGTCAGCTTTGTCCCGGTATATGTGATGCTCTGTAACATAGATTTTTCCTTTCAGTCGAGAGTCAGCGCATAAATCAAGCTATGCGGTTATTGAATTGGTGCTACTGCAAATTGGTCCCATGCCGGTGTTGTTTTGCCAGCCTTCAACGCTGATAAAGCCTGCGCGCCTTCGGGTGTCATTCGACATAATGTTGCGATTTCAGCCGCTTCGGTTTCGGCTGTCGGCCCTTGTGCGCTGCCTTGTCCGTCATTGCTCAAAACCGAAACCCTGCCACTTGACGCAACGGTTTCACGCAACATCGGATTAACCGGCCGTGCCTGTATGCTGGCCTTGTAATTATTCAACGGCGCTTGATCCGGCAATGCCGCCATACTCATATAAGCCTGTTTCGCGCTGGCCTCTTCGGCCGGGGTGACCCTGCCTGCGGTTTTCATTTCGGAGAAAAAAGCGCTGCATTCTGCGGTTAAGGCCCGGTTTAGCATTGCTGTAATGGCCGGGTCTGTGCTGTTCGTTGTGGCCGGTGCTGTCTGTATTTGCGCGGGCTGTGCCGCAGGTTGTGCCGGTTGTGCCGCTACGGCCGGCTGTTCAGTAATGCCAAGAGCCGCTAATAATGCCTTTTTGTCATCATCTGCCAATCCGGCCACTATTTTTCCGGCTAACTCAGTGTTAATTGCCATGTTGTTTTCCCTTTCTGTGGCCGATGTGGCCAAATCTGACGATACAAAACCTGTAGTCTTTTTACGATGTTCCGCCTGTAATGTGGCTACAACACCCTCAAATGTTCCAAGCGCATCCGCCATGCCTACCGTAACGGCTTCGCCGCCAAGCATGACGCCGCCCTGTCCGAAGTCCGACATAACTTTCTCAGGAGTCACCCCGCGCATTGTGGCGACGGCATTAATAAACAAAACGCCGTATTTATCGACCTGCCCTTGTATGTATTTGCCGCCCTCGTCCGTTGTCGGGTCTACCCTCTTGTATTGCGACTGCGAAGAGATAAAAGTTACTTCATTCTTGTTTGGCGGTCTGTGTACACTGACAACACCGATACTACCAGCATAGGCGCTGTCATGCATCGTAATCTTATCTGTTGCAATTGCCAGCCAATAGGCTCCTGACGCGCCTACGCCGCCGATATACGCCTGTATAGGCTTACCCTTGCCACGCGCAGCCGTTATTTGCTGTGCAAGCTCCGATATACCGTTAGCCTCACCGCCTGGGCTGTCAACGTTGAAAAGTATCGAGTGTATTGTAGGATCGCTGAGCGCCGCCGCAAAGTCGGTAGCTAACACCTGTACGCTTGTCGCGTTACTCGACAATTCCGAAAACAGGTTAGCCCGGCGAAAAATCGGACCCTCGATAGGGATAATAGCCACACCGCCACGATTCTCAACTTTCCGCGTATTCTCTAACTTGCGGCCTAGCTGTGTAGCTACTGTTTCCGGGTTAAGATTCGACCTTTCAGCAATAGACAAAATCGTTTCAAGGTTTGCCTGCGGAATAGCCCATATTAATGACTGTACAAGCTGATAGGCTAGATTCATCTTGCTGTATCCTTCCCCGGTGCCGGTTTCTTGCCGGCCGGCGCTGGCTTGCCATTTGACGGCTTATCATTGCCCTGCGCGTCTTGGCCCATTGAATCAATAGACATCTGTTGCGTTTGTTGCCCTAAAGCTTTGGCCATTGCGCGGAAAGAACGCTCTGCATTTGTCGGGAGCGGTATACCAAGCTGCGAAGTCAGATAATCCCATTGGGATTCTGTAACCTTGTCAGCCAGGGCCGCTATAGCTGTGGCATCCGTAGCCCAATCGCGGGCCTCTGTATCGCCGTAAGAAACCTCTGGTAACAATTCGTTTGCCGCGTCGTCACCAAAGTTATAGCGAACAAGAGGCTTTAGTATGTCATACTTAACCATTTCAGCCGCAATATCACGTACCCAAAAGACAAGCAAGTCAACAATGCGGAATTGGCTCCCTGTCGAGGATTTTGTTTGGTGTTGACTGTCTTTCGTTGCCAATTGCTGTAACAGTATGGCAAGTGTGATTTCCTTGCTGAAATGATCTAACGCATGTGTAAAAGCCTGCCCTTCGCTGTTTGCCTCTAATACAGTAAATTGCGTACCGTCAGGAGCTACGGCCACTTGATGATTGCGCATTTTCGCCAGTAAATTAAGCAAAAATTGCGCAGAGCTAATTTTTAACGGTTCGCCATCCTTATATACAGGCGTAATACCGTCATCCTCATATACAACTTGTTCGTCAGTGTTCGGCGGAAGCGTTGCCAGTATCCCAGGTATGGCAGACACCATAAGAAACAACAAATATTCCGGCCACGCCCTGCGCTTCAAGTCCCATCCGTTTAGCGCGGCGTCAAGTATGGTATTGCCCCTTGGATCATCGTCTTTAGGTCGATAGGTAAAGACTACAAACTTTTCTCGCGGGATGACCTGGGACATGTCAACAATCGTTGTTGCGTTAACGATATTCGATTTGCCCGGCTCTGCCACAAGGAAACCAAGTTGATTCATGAAAGGATCAACAACAAACGCGAGTGCGTGGCGCGGCTTCGGCTTAACAGCCTTCAGGCACCACTTGTCAGCATCCGTACCGCCTATAGCAATCTCTAAAACCTGTTCGGCTACCTTATTACCATGTGTCAGGCCTTCGAAGATTAATTGAAACATCGCAGACCCGAATTTAGGTACGCGGGTCACCTGCCTATTACAAAAATCAGTTATATCCTGCGCAAGCTGTACCTGTGGATCAATCGGCGGCTTTGGCGGCTTGGCTCCCTGGGCATCGGGCTGCGTCGGATCACTGGCAGGTTTTGCAGCCCCGGCACCGGGTTTTGTAGCGGCTCTCTCGTTTTGGGCCGGTACATTGTCTTTCGGTGTCGAGGCCGTATCCTTATTACTGTTATTTGCGCTGCCCGCCTGCGGCATGGGCTGTGGCGGCGCGGCCGCTTCGTAATCTTCGGCTTCAAACTGTAGCGCAGGCTTTAATGTTAACTTTTCAGACAATGCCATAAGGACGATAAGCATGACCGCTGCAAATACGTCAGGATCATGCAACATTTCCTCGATTGTCTTTTCGTTAACGTGGTCACGTGAAAAAAACTTTTCGTCAATGGTAGGCAGGGCATGCGGCTGGTTCGTAAACCATGTGCTGCCAGTTGTAAATTCAGTATCCGGCCGGATTTTCGAATTCGGCTTGACCTGAGTAACCTTTGTCGCTGTAGCCATAAATAAAAACAACCCGCGCCAGGAGTCAAGTTATAAAGCGCCCCATTGCTCTTATATAACCCGCTACCAGCGCGGATTGCATCACGATCCGCGTAGACTCGATTTACCTATCGAGGCTCCATGCTTATGTTGTCAACTCCCACACCTTCGTACCGCACAGCCTGAGATACAGGACGTATAACACTGAGCGAAAAAGCTGTCAAGCATTTTTGACGCTACTAATAGGCTTTTTCCCGTTTTTATATCCATTAGTAGTATGCGCCCTTTCAAAATGCCAATCTCGCGTACACTGGCATGCGCCGCATTTGAGAGTCACGCAGGCGAAGGCCCCGGCCGGCAACACCTGCCCGGCAACGACAATCGTGTTTCCACAGACTGACGCGAGAACGAAGCCGCAGCTTTTACAAAGTATGTCCATTTAACTTTACAGCCTTAATATAACTCTTCGTAAGCCTGTTGCCCATCTTCGCGTAGTTCATCCATCAATTCTAAATCAGGCAAGTTACAAGGGCAATCCTGCCCGCGTATCTCGACAGCTATGTCAATCCATGTCCCGTTTTCGTCGCCGTCTAATTCCTGCCCGACAAAGCAATGTACGCTTGCCTCTTTCTGGCATTGCGGGCAGGTCAACGATATTTCCATAGCCTGTCCTAAATCGGTATGTTGTGTTAATTCTTTCGTCAAGTTATTTATACTCATAATTTCACCTTGGCCTGTAAGTGTCTAACCCTTGGCGCTTGTTTGCGACAATGGGGCCGGGCATCGTAATTGGACAGAGACGCCGGCCGAATTGTGCCAGCGCGTAGGAATCCGCGAGATCGTCAAACATCCCTTCAGGAGCTAACAGCGTAGACCCTTCAATATTGGCAACTTGATCCTGCGTCGGTTCGTCATATATTGCGCAATCCTCTGTATTGATGGTAACGGCAAGGTTGTCATACAGAATAACCTTGGTACGTGGATTAGATAGGTAGCCGTGCTTTTTATCGTCGGGATGCTTCAGTATTCTAACCTTTTTATGTTCCAGCGCTAACGCGATGATTGCATGACCGTGGTTATTCCGTTCGATAAGGGCAGGAGCGCTATTATAATAATGTGCCAGCTTTTCTATGTGCCCGGTGAAAATATTGACATCAAACTTGCCTTGTAATACGGCAACCTGCGCGCCGCTCAACAGGTCAACAATCTGCATGGCGCTGTCGTCGCTATTCGGGTTTCCTTCGGCTGGATCACCGCCGGCCACATATTTACGACCGGGCAGCGGCCGGCAGAAAATCCGCAGCCCGTTAATCGGCGGGGCCTTGATAAGTTTTACCGCGTCTGTGTCGAGTGGCGCATGTTCGACATAAATCTTTTCGATCAATTCAAAGGCTATGCGTTTATCACCCTGAGACGGGGCTAGGGCCTGTTCTGGTGTCGCCGGATAGTTTTCCCAGGTCGCGTCAACGTTGCCCGTATTATGCTTATCCGTGGCCGTAATGCGGTCGTGCCACTCTTTTGTACGGCTAGGCCGTTCGTACCACGCCAAAAAGATAGCAACCCACTCAGTCAGACCCCGGACAGCATTTTTATAGATCGTCTTAAACAAAGACATGGGCAATTCTTTGTTTGACTTGCTCAAAAGGATCAATTGCCCGCCGCCGTCAACGACGGGAGCGACGGACAGCATTAAATCGTCAAGGTCAGGGACTAAATCGGCCTCGTCAACAAATACCAGTGTCCCGGTGTAGCTATCCCCTGCGGATGTAGGAAAAGCCATGCAATTAGAATCGTTCGCCAAGGCCCATTCATGCGCGTCGTCTTTGACAAACTTTGTGCTGCATGGAATCCACTCAGGCGGCGCGCTGGCATCCTCATTAAAACGACGCATCATAAACCAAGCGGGCAGCTTGGCGTAGATGCCTTTTAATCGTTTCTTGCCTAAAAGGTACTTGGCGTCTATGTCACGCAGGGAAAATATCAGTATTGATACTGTCGGATGAAACAGCATTAACCAAAGGATATAGCACAGGACTAGCCATGTAAGGCCAAGCTGTCTAGCCTTCAGGATCACGCAGAAACGGTTATTCAAGAGCAACTTTAGAACGCGGTACTGTCCGGCCCAAAGCAAAAAGGCAATCCAGCGCTTGACCTGCGGGTTAGCGTCGTAAATCTGACAGTACGTATTTATGAAATATGCGCAGGCTTTGTAATCGTGGACCCCTGAGCCTGCGCATTTTTGCAACTCAGGAATAAAGGCAGCACGCCGCCTTCTGCGCTCTTGTTCGGCCTTGGCGCGCAATTGCGGCGACGTGTTAGTTTCCTGATAGCTGTACGCAGGCAAGCCCATTATCTTCTAATACGAAAGTAATATTTGACTAGCGCCTTAATACCGTGAAAAATTGCCATCCCAATAAGGTTAGCCATCGTCAGCAAGGCGAAGTCGGACCAGGTTTCTATGTGCATGTTTCCTCGTCGGGCATCTTTTCCGCTAACTTCGGATTAAACCGTGCCACAAGTTGTTTGCGTGTTATCTCGACAGCGCCAAGCCTTACAGCCACGGCCCGACGGCCTGCGGTCAGGTCATAATGTGGCAACCTGCCATTGTCAGGCTGAAACCATGCGCGCCGCATGCCAATACGGACAGCGAAGGCATGTAGCTCAGGGATAGTATCTGCGCATAGGTGACAATTAGGGCCTAGATTCCAGCCATTGTCTGTCAGTGGGTCAACGTAGACAGGCATTAGTCGGCCGCCTTTTTCACGTGCCAAGTCTGCATGGCACGCATGACAGATTCGGCACGGCTGCGCTTGTCCTGTGTCAACGTTTCCTCGTTTTCGTCTAACCATAGTTTAATGATACGCGCTGCGCTTGCATCCTGGGCACGCAGGACAAAGACAGGCTCATTATGGCGGGCCTTCGTGAATTCACTAGGTAGATGCTCTGTCAGGATACTATGCATGGCATCTAATGCCATGTCTAACTTTTCTGTCGGTACGACACCTAGCAACGCGTCTGCTATGTCCTCTTCGATTGTCCGTAACTTTGTACTCATGCTGACTCCTGCGGTCCCCAAAATTCATGCCACGCCGTCATGTTGCGCGCTGCGACGGTACGCCAATGCGTAAACGCCATGCTAACTTGATCCTTTGTTATTTGAAAACCGCAGGACGGACACATAAAGGCTACGTGTCGCCACTCGTCAAAGGCTGGTGGTTGTAGTTCCGAAGGGCTGCGCAGGCTGCCATTGCCATTCGCGCTGCATTGCAGACATTCACCGTCATGCATGGCCCGTATGACACGATGCAATACCCAAAACTTTTCGATACTCATGTCAACGGCATGTTGCATCGTCGCTGCGGTATAGTTAGGCGTCAATTGTTCGTGGCTGTCGGCAAGCCTGTCTGACCTGCCCAGGGCAGCGGCCGCTACATCATGTATCTGTGCCACGTGCAAAAGCATGGCATCGTAGTCAGTCGCCGATATTAAGGCCCGGCCTTCAGATGTCGCTACGTCTACGTTTTCCCTGTACAGTTCTGCCAAAGCCTCGACTATACAGGTCAACTCTGCCATGTGTTGCGTCTGGGCCTCTTCTATCTTTGACTGTACGGCCTTGCGGGACTCCCAAACCTCAATAATTTCGGCCCTGTCGCGCATAACAATATTACATGCATGTGCAGAATAGGAACTGCTGACCTCGACAGTAAATAAGATTTGATCCACCATTAAAACATAGTTGCGGCCATGCGACCCCTTAACGTCAATTGTCAGGCTCATGTTTGCTCCTGTTTATTCTCGACTTCAGACTGTGACACATGGAAAAGAGAGTTGCCACTATTCAAGGCTCCAATAACACTACGCAAGCTTGTCTGATATGTGATTCTGACGCCAAGCTGCGGGCCGTATTGGATCATAGCGGTATTGTTGTCAGGATTCGCAGAGTCCACTACCGCCATGTACATGGTCCCGTCTATCCGTGCCATTATGTTTGGCCGTTCGTTCGCAATGCGGTCAGGAGTCCAGAAAAGTTTATCGTTTTGAGGCTTGCCCACTTTAGGTTAACTTTCCTTTACCGCAGGATCATAGGCAACGCTGATAGAGTTGCCCGACTTCAGTACTATCATTCCTTCGGGCACGGCATCGTCACGAACAATACGACCGTATAGCCCCGCATGGGGCCGGCCCTGCGGCGCAGTTTGCCTACCGTCATCGGACCATGTAATATTGAGTGTCAGGCTGCCTGACCTGCCCTCTGTAAATAAAGTTTCATGGCTCCCATCATGCCTTACATCCCTGTGGCAAAGATAAACCAGAGGGCCGTGGCTGTCATCTATCGTAATTTCAGCGTTACATAGTTTAGGTTTCATTGGCCATAGCCTCTAATTCTGCGTCAGTCATTTTGGTAACATCTACGTTACTACGAAACTTTTTATCGTCGAGGCCCGTTGCCAGCCTTGCAAATTTGGATTGGATTAATAGAAACCGTGTCATGTCTGCCAAGTCCCATTCCGCAGGCTCCTGCCTGATAATGTTCTGTACAACAATACCGTCGCCGGTCAACCTTTCCTCTGTACGTTCGAACGTCTCGACAAAGAGGGGCCATGCTAACATTTCCTCGATTTGCCTGCGCAACTTAACAGAGACATCCCATTCCCATTCTTTTTGGGTGTCGGCACGTTTGGCCCACTTTGCAGCCTGCAAATCCTGGGCTTTCCTGCGGGCCTCGTCTTGCCTGCGTACCCAATAGGTGTCATAGGCACGTGACCGCTCTTGCCATTCGTATTTAGTGGCCAGGTCACGAATCTGTAGGTAGGATAGGCCTGTCTTTTTGGCAACTCTGGTATAGTTCCTACTGTTAGCAAGATAGCAGTACAAACGGAATAATCCGTAATGATAGGTAGACTCTTCGGGCCGTAGATGCCATATCTGTATTTCAACGTCGGCATCACATTCAAAGGGGCCGACAGGCAGGTCATCCTCTAATAACTGCAAAGCCTCGACAGGCTGCCCCTCTAACATGGTACTGTCAACGTCAGGCTCTATCCCTGTTAACCTTTCGGCCCTATGTAATGCCATTAGATAGATACTCCTGTACTCCGCGGCCCCGACTGTGTAGGGCCGTGATCCTATCGAGGCAAGCCTCTACATTATCGAACCATGCGACATCGGCCCCGCAGGCTGCCCAGTACCGCAGTCTATTTGCCTGCCAGCCTGTAGGCCTTTCGCCTGGGCGTTTAATCTCATAAAAGCCTGCCAAACCGCAGCAAACGACCAATAAGTCTACATCCCTATTGATACCACTAGACCATAGTTTTTTGATCCTAGTGTCGGGCAGGAGTGCAACTCTGTCCATGATGCTTTTCACAAGGTCAGATTCCAATATTGCTGTTTGCTTGTCCGGCATGGAGCCTCGATTCCACAGACGCGCTGCGAATGAATTATAAGTGATATACATGTCTGACGTAAAGAAAAAATTACAAATCAAAAATTACTGTGTCTCGCGGACACCATGTGCAAATCTGTAACTTACTAGGTTTAGGTAGGCAGACGCAAGTTTGCACGGCCACAAACATGCGTCTGTGGCCGTGCAAATCGGGCAGGAGTGTATTACAAGTATGACCGAAGTTTCACTGACTCTGTGGGGCCGGACAGGCATGGAGCCTTCGGTTTTCCTGGGTCAGGCTTTTATTCTCTTCTGTGATCCTGCCTACCATGACCCTGAGCCTATCGACTAAAATACCGGACAGGCTTGCCTCTGGTGTATCGGCTAATAAATCATTCATGGTGTCGGCCGCCACTTGCCATAGGTTAGCGGTCAATTCGTGCCTCTGGATTGTTTGTACATGTGTCTCTATTTCGCTTCGGAGCCGTTCGCTAATATCGTCAGCGTGCCTGACCTGGGCTTGCAACTCTTGTGCGATGTCGCGCAGTGTCGAGGCTGTCTTTTCCTGTTCTACCATTCGACACAGAAAAGCGCTGACTACAGGATCACTGGCCAGCCAGCATGCTATGGTTTCAAGCGTTGCTAATGTATCGGCTCCCTGGGCTTGTCTCTGCAATCCTGAGTCAGGATTGTCATTCATAAAGTTAACCATGTTAAGCGCAGCCTTGCCTATCCGTGGGCTTGCTATTGGCATACGCAAAGTTGCGCAATTATCGAGTGGTTTTGCTGGCATTTTTGTTTGGCTCCCTTGTAACGTTGAAATTTCAGGGCCAAACGGCAACGCTTACGGCGCACCGCTGCCCATCTGTGGAATCCCTAACAGTCTCTGAAAATCGGTATTGCCTTGTGATCCTGACGGTTAGCGGCTGGCCGCCACGTTGAAAACATAATATTCTCGTCTCTGTCGAGTACATACACTTTATCTTGTTCGTGTCTGCGCTCTGCTATCTTTATAGCTATCGCAATGGCGTCAGGCTGGCTCAGGCTGACCGCTTTGTCGTAACGTGGCGTAAAGTTATAATCAGATGTCGGCACGAAGTCAGTAGCAACATAACCGCATTGTAGGGTATCCCACACTGTATATGTAGGCTCAGGCTGCGGCGACAAAAAACCAGAGCCGTACATCTGTGCCAATACCCTGCGCTTTGTTTCCTGGGCTATGGCATTAATCACGTTAAATTCGCCTGTCGTTTTAATTAACTCCTGTGCTCCCGACAGGGTTTGACCCTGTTTAACCAGTTCCTGACGGACAGGCCCCGCAATCCTTTCGTATTCTGCCATAAACTTCTGATAATCGCCTGCGCAGGCTTGTATTGCTGCGTTGTAGTCACCAATACCCTGATTAATTCCTTTTATCGTTGTCATGGGTTGCTCCTGTGTTCGTGATCTAAAAATTGACATTCAAACCTGCGGCTGGATTAACCCAAATAGGCAAAGTGGGGAAATCCGTTTGATACTCCGTTGCTATCTCTACAGCCTCGTCTGACGTTCGTACTATGTCATACATTTTAACGGAGCCGTTTATAATCGCGGCCACTTGATACCCTGGCTGATTTCCTTGCGGTTTGCCGACTTCGATTCTGTTTCCTGGCATTGTATTCATTGTCGTAACTCCTGTGTGATCTAGGGTCACACATATTATCGTCGCGGGTCAAAATAACTTTACGGTTATTTTTAATTATTTTGCGGATAGAATTCTATTGTGATCCTTTGCGCATTACGGCCCTGAGCCTTGCCTAGTGTTTCGTCAGGCTTTCGATTGTGATCTATCGTCAAATAGAGGCTCCCGTCGCCATTATCTTCTAACCTGGCAGAATCATTCTCGACATCAATAGGCAGGCAATAGCCTTGCGTCAAGGCCCATTGCAGAGGGGCCTCTGTGGCCCCGTGTTTCGTGTTGCCGATATAAATGTAATAGGTCATGCTTGGCTCCCGTTAGAAACTTTCAAGTTTCTGTCGTAGTTCCTCTAACAAATCGTATTCGGCTGCCTGAAACGTGGTTTCAATTTGCGCATGGATCACAGGATAGAGGGCCGTTTGCCTTTCTGTGATAATCGCAAGCGCAGCCTGTATTCTTTTTTCTGCGTCTGTGTTCACTGTATTTGCTCCTGTGCAGCCTGCCCTATGCGCTTTTTTCGAATTTATCAAGGGCCTCGATTATTCGGCTGTCAATTTTGATTGCGGTTTGTGAATACTCGTCAGCGGATTCATGATCCTGTACCGCAAGCGCTTTCATGCCTCTGGTTCGATTCAAAGCATAGCGCGATAGCTTGCCAACTATTTCCGCCATGTCGTTTGCTTCTGCGGCCGTGCCTCGACAATCAAAGGCATGTAACAATTCGTTTATCTTCAGTGTGAAATTCTCTTTTTCCTGCGTTGTCATGTTCGTGGCTCCCTTGCTCCGATAATTCCTTACACTGGTATTATCGGAGCCTGTCAAAATAACTTTACAGTGTCGCCATTAATTTTTTGAATTTTGCTTCTGACGTAAACTTAAAGTTAACGTAAATACGGGCAGGGTACTGATTAAACAGGAGGCCCTTGCACGAACAATTGATTATCATATCCTGTTCAATCCTGACTGTCAGGCCCTTTACCGTACCGCTCAGGTCAAACCGACAATGGTTATAATCTCTAACCGTGACATCGGACAGCATACCAATCTTACTGTTTATCTTCGCTAACCAGTTATCAATAGAATCCTGAGCGAATTCAACGGCCGCAGCCTCGACTTTGGCGTCAACTAACCGATAACCTTTCGTGGCCCGAATAGCATCAATACCGGTCAGGGTTTCGTCTACAACATAGGTTTCTGTCAGTGGGCGGATAGTGTTAGCGAAAAATGAATAGTCGGGGCTATTGTATACGCTCTTGAATCCGTTGTTTGCCTCTGTCATCGTTACACCGTAGTCAGCAACCAAACGGGCCATGCCTGCGTTAACTCTATTGATAAACATTTCCTTAAATAAGGGCCTTCGTGATTCCAATGCCTCTGTAATCGTCATGTCCGTTGCTCCTGTTTCTGTAATCTCATAACCAATCATAGTAAGGTTATCGGAGCCTGTCAAAATAACTTTACACTTATTTTTAGGATCACAAAAATAATTTTATAAGAGCGGTACGCCATCGGCGCGCATGACCTGAGCAACCTTTACCAAATACGGCCCCAATACGCAGGGCCCTAATGTTCTATGCAATTCCTCGTCAGATGTATCCTTTGCACCGTCGGCACGAAGTCGGCCCCGTATAGCCTCTAAAAATTGCATACCATTAGCGCGCAAGCTATCGACTTCGCCACGGTTCAATAATTCGTTTTGTGTGACTGCAATCATATACTGCGCTTGGTTAACTTCTGCCCTGGCATTGTCGGTCAGTCTTTCGACATAACCATAGGAGTCACTTATCACGCGATTATACGACCGAATAAGGCTGCCAAGATAGGCCGTCGGCATTGCAATCATATCCTTTATTTGCTCTGCGTATGCCTGTAATCCTGCGTCAATAGGACTCAAAACAGAATTGCAAGGCTCAGGATCACATGCCGCTACTTTTCCAGTTTCTACGGCTGCGGCCGTTGCTTTGTTAATCAGGATTACAAAGGCAGGAGTTAGCACGGCCTGACCTGCCATTAATGCGCGCAATTCTTTATCGTCGCCGCTGCGCATCATGTAGTCTGCCCATTGGTTAGTTTTTGCAATTGCCTCTTTTTTGTTCGTGCCTGACGTGCCGATTTTCATACCCGTTGCAACTTCGGTTATGACCCAATAAAAATATTTAGGATTCGGGCAGGGCCGTTTGGCAATGCTCAAAAATAAGAACGGCGCGCTATTAAGAGTTACGGGCGACGATATAGCCGTAATATCGACATATCCGTCACGGCCCTGATTACTGTATACCTTTTTTGTGCGCTGATAATAGCCCAGGGATTCATAAAACGCTTTTTGTATCGGTGTCATTATCGCGTATAACATGTTTGTTGCTCCTGTTCAATCAAGATAATTCAAGCTTACATAAGTTATCGGAGCCTGTAAAGATAACTTTACAATTATTTTTCAGACTTCAAAGCTTGCCCAAAAAGAGGGAGCAAACAAACCTGCGTTGTAATCAGAGGATGTAATTTTTTCAATTATCGTGGTGTCAAACCAGTCATTAGGCAGAAGTGTCAAAACACATGTTCCCTCGCATTGCTCTGCCCGCCTACCCGCTAACTCTGCGCTGACCTGCCATGTCAGGTCAGCCTTATAGTTTGCCTGTATAATTGTTATCGGTGTACCGAATCTGTCGGCCGTTTGCTGCGCTTTGTCTATTTTTTCCGGTGTCATGTTGTTTGCTCCTGTCGTATTAAGATAATTCAAGCTTACATAAGCTATCGGAGCCTGTAAAGATAACTTTACAGTTATTTTTAATAATCATCGCGTCTATCGGCTAATAGGTGACTAAAGCGCTTGCGTGCCTCTGGTGTATCAAACGAATAGACCCGTAAGCGCTGCGTGGTAATGGCCCTGACCTGTCGGGAATCCCGCCACAAACTAGCCTGATAATCGTCGGATAGTTTACGCCACGAAGGCCGGCCCCACTTATCAGAGGGAATAGTTTGCGGTACTCGCATGTTTATCCTGGCATGTAAAGCTTTCCATGCGCCATGTTCGAATTGGCTCCTGTCTAAATATACGCCATAGGTAGGATTAATTTGCCTATAGCCTGACGCAAACGCTTTGCGGGCCGTCTTAATGTAGACAACATACTTTCCTTTGTCGGGCAGGCTTTGAATTGACTGCGGCGCGCAACGCGCTAATGACCTGACCCTGAGTTGACGGTTATTGCCAAGTCGGTAGATCATAGGTTGCACGGTGTAGGCTTTCGCGTTATTCTCTGCGCAATCATCGGCCGTCAGAATAAACTTTGCATCGTTGCGGCCCCGTACAAGTTGCGAAACAGAATAGATCATACCGTCATCACCAATAACTTTGTCGGTAATGCTCAGGTCAGCAATGCGGATTAATGCAATATTCATGGTTATGCTCCCTTTTCCTGAAACTGGAACACTCTGTCATGTGGGGCCTCTAATAATCCTGTCATGCGCAGGATCACTACAGGGTACCCTTTACCGTTGCATGCCTTACACTCGACAGGAAACATGCGCTTGCGCTTTGTATACTTTTTGCCATGGCCCTGGCATACCGGACAGGCTTGTTTGATTTGTATTTTGCTGACTTTCATGCCAGCCTCCAAAGTCAGATAATAGTTGACCGACTTTTCCAGTTCCTTTCGGGCCTCTGAAACAGTCGCCGCGCCGCTATGGATTGCAGATTCGTGCCCTGTGATCCTGCCAAAGTCAACTTCTACCGAATAACGCCATAATTCCATGTCTGTTCACTCCTGCGCTTCAAAATTCCTTACACTGGTATTATCGGAGCCTGTAAAGATAACTTTACAGTTATTATCAGTCAGATGCAAAATAATTTGCTTTAGCGCGCTGCGCATGTAAACAAACGGGGCCACAGACTCTATGCTGCAATTTCCCTGAGCAATGCCATGCGCCATGATACACTCCTGCCAATACAAGTAGGCTTGCCTCTGTTATCATGTGATCCTGGGCCTCTGGATTCCACAGACGCGCTGCGGCGCGCAATTCTCTTATTAGTTCCCACAATAGGAAATGCGCAGCCTGTTTAATTGCCATGTGTTGCGTCAGTCTATCGTCAAAACGGATAATGCGGCCCTCTGTCAACTCGACAAGTGTAGCAACTCTGACCTGACGGCCCGTGCCCGTCTTAATATTGTAAGGCCGTATGTCTTTTATTCCGGCCTGAGCCTTAAAGTCTATTAATCCCATGTCAGGCTCCTATTCTTTTAGAGTTTAGCAGATTGCAACGGTTTGCCTAGTGATCTAGCCAAGCCGCAAGTAACATGGTCAGCAGGCGACATGCCGCAGGCACGAACACACACATGGCCCCGTTTGTCCGTACGAATCCCTGCGTATGTTGCTATGGATTTGCTAATGTCGAGAATACGGCCCTGAAAAACAATAAAGAACGAACAGAATTTTGTCATGTCCGTAAAATGGTGTACCACGCAGTAAATAGTATCGTCATCGGCCAAAATGCTACGCAGATAACTTTCTGAATTCGTTTTCATTGCTGGTGTAATTTGGTTCATGTTCGTTTCCTTTCGTCGGTCAAAATAAGTTTACAGGGTTTCCTCTGGTACTACATAGGCCTCTTTTGGGTCAGGGTCACCATAAGCGGATTCTATGCGCTTGCTACACTCGTCGCAATACAGGTCATTATCTTCATAATTGACATCGGCGGCCACGATGTCAGATGTTTTACAAACGCTTGCCTCTTCTGTGTTCGCGCAGTCAGGGCAGAGTACAGAACTTCTACTGTCGAGGTAAAAAATCGGGTATCCGCCCGGCCATGCGAAACTCTGTAATTTGCCATTATCATTCCTTGGTAACTCTGGTTTGCCTGTCATGTTGTTTGCTCCTGTCGTATTAAGATAATTCAAGCTTACATAAGTTATCGGAGCCTGTCAAAATAACTTTACAGGTATTTTAATGACAGGTCAGAACTATTCCATGTTAATCCCGCGTCGTGCCTTTCTTTGGCATGTTTAATGCATTCGCGCAGAGTAGCATGGCCCCTTTCGTTATAATGGCACAGACTTGATAGGTAATGATACGGCCTGCCATCGGTCCCGCCGTATCGACTTATTCTGATACTGTCATTTTTATATCTCAAGTATCGGTCATAATGATGACTAATTGTTATGCCGTATGGGGCATGGCCTTGATAATACTGTTTTGTTAGATTCCAGTCTGTTCTATGTTTAAGCATTATCCTATTCCTTTGTAGTCTCAATGAATTACTTATATCTGGGTTATCGGAGCCTGTAAAGATAACTTTACAGTTATTTTTGACTTTCGTTAATTATTTTTCGTCTCTACGTTGTATTAATCCTGGGCTATAGGTTGCATGCCGGCCACAGTATAATCGGGCAGTACAGAGGCCCTCGTTTGTCAGACCCGAAGTTGCAAGGCAGTACCCATGCGATATATTTTCGTTTTCGTTTGCGGGCCTGCGCTTCCACTCCGTTTCATATGCCCTGAGCCTGACCGCTAATTCCTGACGATAGGCAAGGGCCGCAGGATCACATGCAAAGTTATCATCTGCGCATGGTTCGTATGACCTTGAGGGCAGAGCAAACGACATGACCCAAACGATTAATTCATTAGCCGACATACTGACCTGCCTTGCCTTTCGTTCGCCGGCCTTGCGTATGAAAAAGGTTTTGGTTGTTCGGGGCCGCGTCTGCAATGCCTCTATTGTAAATGCCTGACCATGTTCGTCGGCAACTTCTACGGCCTGACCTGCCCGAAGCCTGCCAATAATTTCCTTGGCGTCAACTTCTGTCATACGCTCAGTATACACTGTCGAGGCTCCCAGGTTAGCTATTCTTATCTGTAGTTCCTCTGAAACTAGCTTGCGGTTTGCCTCGACTTGTACAGTAATAATGATTTGGTCGTTTACATGCATGCCTGCCCAGGGCCTTGCAATTATTTTGTCGAGTACATGAGGATACATGAGTAAGTCGAAAGTGTATGACGGGGCTAATAGTTCCCTGCGTTCGACTTCTGTTAGTCTATCCCAAATAGTTTCCATGATATGCTCCTGTTAATAAATTCCTATACCTAGTTGTATTACTGCTATCGGAGCCTGTCAAGATAACTTTACAGGTATTTTTCACTGCCCGCAAGTAAACAATCGTGACAATTATTACGATTTGTATAATTATCACGATTATTATAGCTATTACAATTGTGACGATTGTTACAATTGTTATGTTTGTTATATCTATTACGATTTGGACATTTGTTACAATTCAGACTTTTTCCGATTTTTCAATTTTTTTTTATAGATTCTCTCGCACATGTTACCATGGCCCGTTTTGTGTACGAAAGTACGAACATGGCGCGGTTTGTGTACGAAAGTATGCTCCCTGGGCTATAACGCCAAGGTAATTACTCTGCCGTCGCATAATTTCCTTTGATTGTGTGCCATACCCTGCGGTCGAGGATGCGCGCAATTCTTATAGCCGCATCCGCAGGCCGTACAGTCAGGATCAAAGATTTTTTCCGGGCTGTCAGTTCCGGCCTCGTCTAACTCAGGCCCGTTTTGTGTACGGTCATCGGAATTAACGGTCGCTATGTACGATACAAGCGCATCCTTCAGCCCGCTAACACCTTTAGGTTCTTCTTCGGTCTGTACAGGGGTTTCATCAAGCCAATGTTCTCTACGCCAATCTGATAAGCGCATCCTGAGTTGTAATTCACTCTCAGGTGATAAATGTAGCTCATGCACACCCCGAAGATAAAATGCAAGCCAGCGCTCCCGGAAACGTTCGTCAGGATGCATGTAGCCAAGTATCTCAGTCGCATGCAGTAACTTCATAATGAAATGATGTGGAATGTTATCAAGATTCTTATAGAAGTCGTCAACTTCGGTTTCCCAGGCAAGATTGCCCGCGAATGATCGTAATGACATGAAATCGTCAACGTGTTCGCCGTACTCTATCATCCTGCCAAACCGGGCAGCAACTAACACCGTTGCACGATAGGCCCGTTGTACATTTTTGCAGGGATGATATTTTTGCGCGCCGTCGGGGCCGCGAGTTGCCAGCAATAGGACAGACTGTTGTTGCACGGTCAGGTATCGACACCAGACAGGCTGTACCGATACTATTGACGGTAAATTCTGTATTGGTAGGTCATCCCTGCCTTTAGTCTTTGTTGCACGTACTCCGTTAGTGCATACATCCGCAGGCCGCCAAATGTACGTACAATAATCGCAGCGGTGGCTACGATGCGGTCTGTTAATCCAATTCTGTTCCGGCTTGTCTTTGTCAATGTGTTGCCTGAAACATAACGGACAAAACAGGATCATATCAATAACTAACTCAGTGGCTGGTGTCATCTGCTAAATCCTTTCAATTTTAGTCGGGCAGAAGTGTCCAAATCTTTTCACGTAAAAGGGTGATGCCGAAACATAGTAAAGTTATCTTTATCCATACCCTTTCGATTTCGTAGTATTCATCCTCGATTTCAACCCTGAAGCCTACACTCCAATTGTACAGGTCTAAAGATTTGCCCAGTTTCCATGTACACATTTCCAGCGTGTTAGGATTGCTCAGGCCCCCGGCTTCTACGACTTCGGTCAGGGCGGGCCATATAACATCTGTGCGAGTTTCCGCGCTTCGTTTGATAATCATTCCGTGTCTTTCTTGTCGAGGCGTTCAATAGCGGTTTGGGCCTTACGGTTGTATTTTTCCTCTGGTGTTTCGTCGGCCTGTGTCGGCGGTTGCCATGACCTGTCATACCTACGGCTGTATCGTTTCTCCGGTGTCTCTTCGCCGTATGTACCTATCTCTCTGCGCAGGATGTCAGATAATACTTTCGACATACTGCCGTCGCGTGTAGCCTTGGCGCGTTTGGCTAGTTCGTCTTTCATGTACTGCGGGATGTACGCGCCCACAAATACACCCTTGCGTTTTGGTTTAGTCATAATTGCTCTATATCCAAGATAATACTAAAATTGGTCTTATGTTTTGATCCGCCAGACCGGGCCTCGACAATCAAAGGTATCTTTGCTAATCCTGGCTGCAATACAACAGGCTCCCACTTATGCGGCTGGATTAAAAACTCTGCGTACTCGGGCCTACGTGGCGGCTGCGTCAAATCAAACTTCGTCATACCGAATATACTGTAACATTCAAAGATCACGGCTGCCGCGCTAGATTCGCCTACTTGACGATGCCTGTTAAACTCGACATTCCGTACCGCTGCATCCTTGTACAGGATCAAACGGCAAGGGTAATTCATGGTAATAGAATGTAAGGCGAAGCGTAGGCCAAGGGTCGCTTCGCCTTTCCACAGCATGCCATTTGTGAGTTTTGCTGTGACTATTTCGATTTGCATCTATGCGAGTCCTGGGCCTTCGCCAAATTTATAAGTCTGCCCGTTACGCGCCCGGTATCGCGTCTCAGGATCATGCGCCTTGATCCAGTAATTAATCCATACCTTGACGGTCACGGTTTTATCATCGTCGTTGAGATTGGTTTCTATGCGCGGCGACACGGCGCTATCGAATTCAAGGCAGTACGGGCTAATACCAAAGCCTGTAGTATGCTTGGTCACATGTGACTGTGTATGTCTGCGGTTATACTCTGCCCGTTGCATTAGATGACCAAACAGACGCGCAATAGTGGCCTCTGCGGTAGGGTACCCGGTCGCGGTGTCCTCTGCGGATTCGGATATGTACAGATGCGCGCCGATATATGTTGTTGCGTCTCTATTGACCTGCATATTATTTCAATCCTAATTGCCGTTGCACGGGTCCCAATATCTTATCAGGCGTCGGTATCGTCAACGGCTGATAATTAATCGGTGAAAGCAATGTCCCGCTTATGATCCTGTCAAGGATACCCTTTGTCAGCCTGACATCGTGCATGCAATAGTCCCGCAACTCTGCGTACTTGCCAGCCTGCCAGAGCAATGGGGCGTCGGCACCGTCACCTGTCTTATCTGGAAAACTGTTAGCCCGTGCTACGTCGCCAAGTTTATGACCTTTCCAAGCCCAAAAAGGCTGACGCGATAGTCCCGCCGCTTCGATTATCTGCGGATAGATGTCGTATGACCGCTCAGGCGGGACAACGATGTCAAATGCGGCTAGTAGCTTATTATCAAACGTATGCGTATTGTACCCGATAATATAATCAGTCTGCGCAATCAAGGCCCGCAGGTCATCAAGGCCCGCGTTGACATAATCGGTGCGGCCCTGGGCGTCAGGCGGAATTATCGAAAGATCACAATCCCAAAATGAATACTTGGTTTTCGTGTCGTAATCGAATACGCATGCGATAGCTAAACCCATCCCGCGAAAGTTGCCCCATCCTTCGCAGTATTCGACATTAGGCAGTCGAGGCTTATGCTTGTCGGGTATCATGTTCTTAATTTCGGTGTCGATAACAATCATTAGATTTTTCCTTTTCTGGCCATGCTCTGCATTGCGGCCGCTGCAATAGATGCCGCTTTTAAGAATTTGTCATGTACATACTCGACAGTTAAGTCATGATCCATTGTCAGCCTGCCAAGTTGACGGATCATAATCATTTTCCAGTCGCGCCATGTATGTTCGTCGTCATGCTCAGGGCCGCCCCATTGCGCGTCTTGTCTCTCGCGTTCTGCGGTTATTTCCATGAAAATCAAGTTGAGACTGTTAGCCTCGACTTCGCTGTCGATAAACTCTCTTGCGGCCTTCGTCCTGGCTGCGTCAATCGCTTGTTGTAGCTCTAATAGGCTGTCAGTTGTTACAGCGCTTGTCGTATCGCTGAAACATAAGCGCAGCGTGCCCTCACACTCAGGAATTACCCTGACAAGGTAGCCAAGCATAAAAGCCATTTCGCGGCCGTGTTCGTCGTGATATGGCACGATAATAAACGATGTAAGCTTTTGGTCTGGTAGTTCCATGCTAATCCCCTATTGTAATCTTAATACTATGCAAGGTGTCCTCTGACACGATGAAATTTGAATAAAATGCTGGTAAGAACACTACAGGCATATCGGCTGAGCGTGCTATCTGGATTTCATCGGTCACGCCTATACTTGTATCCCATCCTTCAAGCGTTAAGACTACCAGCTTATATGACAGGTCTAAAAATACCGTATCGTACCGTTTCCAGAATTCCCAATCCCTTGACATGGTAACATGTGTTGTCATCGGATGATTATGTGAGATAGGCGAATAGACATTATAGCCAAGGTTAACCAGACGGCCCGCAGCCCTCGACAGGCAGTTAAAACGCTTGATACGTACATTCTCTAAATCATGACGATAAGGGCCGGCTAAATAGAGTAACGGTTTTGTCATCGCTAATCTTTCCTCTTTTCCAGATACAAATTAAACAGGTCAGTATACATGTCAGCCGCGTTGTCATCGGCAACCCAAAACAAAAAGTCCTGTTCGCGCATGTCATCCGTGGTAACCGGCGTCGGGCTAATCTGTTTCATGTAGCTTGCCATTTGATCCGGTCTGACTTTGCCTTTCGATACCACTAGGAAAGTCAGGGCCGTTGTCTGTTCGTCACCTATGTGCATCGGAGCCACAATAGCCTTGAAGCCGTCTCTATCGACAGGGAAAAACCAGTTCTGAAAGTCAACGACATACTGCGCAGCCGTAGCATTGTCAAAGATTATGATCCAATGCTTACCGCCTTGTAACTTTTGCCAAGTGTCCTGTGCTGACTCTTTGATATTGAAAAAGTCAGCCTTTGGTAGTGTGAAACCCATGATTAATCCTGCGGTATATTGCTATGATCCAAACCACACGTAGGGCACACGCTACCCTGTAAATAATCTCGCGGTATGGTATTGTGATGTAGGTACGGTTGAATATTTTTCGCTTTCGACTGCCGGAAAGCCTCTATACCATCTTCAGTCACATCGCCGGTGTCTATCATAAGACGCATAGCAAAAGACACGTCGCCTAACTCTTTTTCTAATTCCCCGCGATTATCCCAGGGTGTCGAGGCTACAGGATTGCGTGTACTGTAGCCGTGGCGCATAATCTTACCTATCGCCTGTTGCGCTTCCCCTAATTCTTCACTCAGGAGCGCTAGGCGTTCGTGTTCGGCTGGTGTTAACGCGCAAAACATCGACATTACTTGCTTGTTATCATATTTCATATTCCGCGCTCCTGACAGCCGCAATAAAACAAATGGCTCCCGCAAACCGGACATGGTTCGGAATTGTTACCAAAATTCGTTACGCAGCCTTTCGCAGCCTCTTTTGCCTTGTCGCATCCTTCAGGTTGCACAAACTGCCCGACATGCTTTGTTACCATCGCATCCCGGATGTGTGCTAACTCAGGCAGGTTTGGTAAGAAGTGACGCCGGTTTTCGTCCTTAAATTCCTTCCGGTACTGGTGGTACCCGCGCAGATTACCTTGTTTGCGGCAATCTTCCCTCGTATCTATAGGACAGTCGCAGGGTGTTGCCACATGTTCGAATGGTGACCAATGGCCAGAGCCTAGCAACTTATCGAACAGGTCAACATCCTTGCGCATGTCCGGGGCTGTTTGATCGTGATTCAAGTATGACACCCTGGCGCAGCGCGCCGTAGATACCTGACGCAAATCCAGCAAGTTTACGGGGTCCACATTCCACATGCCTATTTCGGCATTGGTTACGTATGGTAAATGGTATTCACCGGGTTTTAATTCCTGCGGCGTGCTGGTGTAATAAACCATCTGGATAGCATCGGCTAACGCTTTCATTTCGGGTTGTGCCGCAGGGTGACACCGTTGCCAGAAAAAGTTATCCCACTCCGTAGCCGTAAGAATCGCAGTTACCCACAACCACGGCTCAAGATAGCGATTGGCATGTTGCTTATGCAATCCCTCGACTTCGGTTAACTGCCTGACACAATGTACAGCGCTATTCTTTAGCGCTAGGATGCGAGCTAGGGCTGTCCGGGCTTTGACGGAATCTATATGTTGCGGCGCTTGCATACCGGCCACGTTAGCGCCGTACCATATTGGCGTATACGGATCATTGCTAACCATGTCAAGTATGCGCTTTGACGGTATGGCGCGGCTTGACGCTAGATTTTTTGAGATAGCGCGGTGCGTGTTTAGTTCCGCGTTAATAAGTTTCGGAAACGTAGCCTC